ATGCGCTATTATGCTTTTTTGAAAGATGGCGGACGCCTCAATGGTTTTGATACCCTCAATACCGATGAGACACCACCGGATGGGGCAGTTGAGCTATCTGCCGAGCAGCATGCCTTATGGTCGGTTGAACAGCATCTGTTGTGGTCGGATGGGGAACTGATTGCTGATCCAGCTTTAGCGGCAACGCTTGCGACGATAAAAGCTGCCCTGAAGGCTGAAGTTGACCGCATTGCCGAGAACGAGCGCCTGAAATACATCACATCCGGCGTAGGTCAGACCATGACCTATCAGCAGAAGGTGGCCGAAGCGCAGGCGTTCAAAGCCGCGACCAATCCCAAAGCTTCAGATTATCCGATCCTGTCATCCGAGGTCGGTATCACGGCTGAAACGCTGGCAAAAGTCGCCGACATCGTCCTTGCCGCCTTCGTTCAGTCCGGCTTGGTGCCAAACGCGATATTGATGCCGCCGAGGACGAAGCCGCCGCCCGCGCTATCGTTGAGGCCATCGTTTGGCCTTCAGCACAAGTGTAGGTGTGAAGGGACTATTTTCCAACCAACTTGTTGACCCACAAAATTGGCCCCCTCTATAGCTGGCAAAAGTAATGGGGCGTGATTCGGCGATTCTGGTAACTCCAGAATTAAACCAGTTTCATGATTTAGGGGGCAATAAGACAAGTTATGAAGATCACCGGCATTATACTTCAACGGAATGAGATTGATATCATTTTGTTTAATGCACTCCACCATCTCCGATTTGTCGGTTTGGATGAATTGATTATCGGTGATAACGGGTCATCTGATGGATCAGTTGATGCCTTACGCAGGTTAAATGAGTATGACCATCGCTTACGTGTTGTTGACATGTCGGGAGACTACCAGCAAGCTTCGCGCGTCAATGAGATGTACCAAATGGCGATAGACAATGGTGCAGATTGGGTCATCCCGCTGGATGCCGATGAATTCCTACCAATAAATCGCAAAGCACTAGAAAGCGTACTTAGCAATACGGCAGATGCTGCCGTTAGAATGCAGGTGCACAATTTTGTCCAGTGTCGCCGAGTCGAAACACGGCGGATGCGCAATATCGCGTCAATCTATCATGTCGCGGCTCCCACCGGTTCATTCAAAGAAGCATATGATCTCGTTAATTCCGGTCGGATTGGTTTTGTCGAAAGCACTTATCCGCCAAAATTCATCTGGCGGTCGAACCGGAACCTTGTAATTGGCAAAGGCAATCATGGGGCGGCTAATATTGATCTGACCGATGTTTCAGAGATAATACCGCTGAACCATGTGCCGTTGCGCTCCAAAGCTGCCATTACCGAGCGAATCCAGCGGATTAAACGGCTAGAAACCAAGGATCAAATCACATCGTGGCATATTAAGAGACTCGCGACGGTAGATGTTGATGATGAATGGTGTCGAAATTCTGCTAAGGGTGGAAGCCTTGACATAAACGGAGATAAGCACCGTCTTTCCTTCGATCCATTCTTTTGGATTGTGTTTCTTCGATATGCCTTCACCGTGAGAAAATTAGTTCGTTAGAGATATTGTCTGCTGTTCAAGAACTGTTGCCATCGGATTTTGAGCGCTACGGCAGGGGAAGTCAGTCCAGGAAGTGATAATCAGCGGCGGCACCTGATAGTCTCTTCAAGCCGCCTATAACCAGCCTCGAACTCGGTTCTTTGACATCGTGAATCTGTTGCCAACCGTTCTTGCGCCCGCTGCCAACCGATTTTGCGCGCTACACTTTTCGAAGCATTTGTCTAGCGCAAATAAAATAATCGACGCATCGCGCTTGCCAAAGGTGATGGCTAGCTCAATAAGGCGAAAATGAAAAACAGCTAAACGCTTGATTTTACTGGTGCCGCTTGCGTGACTCGAACACGCGACCCCATCATTACGAATGATGTCAGACTAATTTCAAGAGATTTCACGATGCTTCGTATATAGTTGAAATAGCTTGATTTTTGCCGAAGCACGTTGTTTCTTGTTTCAACTGATTTCCATCGCTTTGCCCTCATGGTGGCGACATGGTGGCGATTTTGCAAGAAATGATGAGGTCGGAAGTGCCAACGATTAAGATTACCCGCAAGGCTCTCGCATCAATGCAGCCGAAGGAAAAAATCACGACCTATTATGACGAGGATCTTCGAGGGTTCGGCATGCGGGTTATGCCGTCAGGGGTAAAGTCTTGGATCGTAGAATATCGTCCAGGCGCGGGGGGCAGATCGATTGCAAAAAAACGATTTCGCATCGGCGGGATGGAATTGTCACCGGAGCAAGCGCGGACAGCCGCGGAAAAAGTGTTGGCATCGGTTTCGCTTGGCAGCGATCCTGCCGCTGATCGGGCTGGCGAGCGCGGCGCACAGAGTATTGCTGAGATCGCCGACCGCTTCATGCGCGATCACGTCAAGAAGAAGCGAAAGGCTAATAGCGTCGAGGGTTATAAAGGAATTATTGAGAAGCACATAAAACCGGCCATCGGTAAGAAGGCTGCCGAAAAGGTGACGCGCGCCGATCTGGTCAAGCTACATAACAAGGTTTCAGAGAAACAGGCTGACGGCACGGGCGGACCGTACGCAGCCAACAAAATGCTAGCCGTACTATCTAGGTTGTTCAATTGGGCGAGTGACCTTGGCTTGATTAAAGAAGGCACGAACCCAACTCAAAAGATTGAAAGATTCAATGAGGAGCAGCGAGAACGGTTTTTGACGGGCGAAGAGCTGTCGCAACTGGGTGCTGCGCTGGTCGAGGCTGAGACGATCGGTATCCCACACGATGTAGAAGGCGACGCGGAGAACAGCCAGCATCGAAAAAAGGCCCACCAGCGTCATGTCGTCTACAGCCCCCACATTACGGGAGCTATACGGCTGCTGCTTCTAACAGGCTGCCGATTGCGCGAAGTCTTACACCTGCGTTGGTCGGAAGTCGATTTCGAGCGCGGTTTACTTTTCCTGCCTGACTCGAAGACTGGACGAAAGACAGTCGTGCTTTCGGAAGCCGCAATCGATGTCTTGAAGTCGGTACCTCGAATTGGCGAATATGTCGTGCCCAGCGAGAGCGCTGGCACACCAGATGAAAAGCCGCGTCATGACCTTAAAAAGCCATGGGCGGCGATTTCGGAGAGAGCAGGCCTAAAGGGTTTACGAATCCACGATCTGAGACACACCTTTGCATCGGTCGGTGCGGGCGGAGGGCTTGGCCTTCCAGTAATCGGCAAGCTATTGGGGCACTCGCAGGCGTCGACAACTCAACGATATGCGCACCTCGATATCGATCCGGTTCGTCGTGCCGCTGATATCATCGCAGGAAACATCGCCAGCAAAATCGGTGGCAAGCATTAACACCACATTTATACGAGGCGTTTTCAATACGTTTCAGCGCTAATGAAGTGCGCTTCTTGACAAACTGATCGGAGTCACTTTCCATCTAAGTGCCGGACCACCAACCCGGCATTCACCACGCCAAACACGAGGAGATACATGAGCACCAATATACGCGTGAAGCAAGCCGCCGCTTACCTCGGCCTTTCAAAGTCAACGATGGATAAGCTCCGCCATTTTGGCGGAGGGCCACGTTACTTCAAGCTCGGCCGAACTGTGGTCTATGACACTGCCGACTTGGATGCCTGGCGCAACGAGCGGGCAACAACATCCACTTGGGACGCCGCTAACAGCAATCAATTGAGTGCCGCCCAAGCCGCCTAAACCAGCCACCCCAACCTAACCGCATGCGCAACAGCCCGCGCAATGGGCCGACGCGCCTGAACACGAGGAGCAACAATGACGGACAATTACGACGCGTATAACCCGGCGCCCATTGGTCACAATGGACCGCCACTTTCTGCGTACGAGACCGTCAAGCAGGAGATCGAAGACCTGTTCGATGAGGCAAAGAATTTCGCAGACGCCGAAGCGATCGACAGTCAGGCAATTGCCGACGCGATCACTGAACTGCACGACAAACTGCATGAGGCCGGAAAGCGCGCCGACGAGGCTCGCAAAGACGAAGCGAAGCCGCATGACGATGCGAAGGCGGAGATACAGGAGCGCTACAACAAGCTGATCGGCAATACGAAGTCAGTCAAAGGCAAGGTCGTCCTCGGAAAGGAGACGTTGCAGGCCTTGTTGACGCCGTGGCGCAACAAGCTTGTCGCCGAGAAAGAAGCTGCAGCGCGGGCAGCCCGTGAAGAGGCTGACCGCATCGCCCGAGAAGCGCAGGAAGCCATGCGAGCCAGCGCAGGCAACCTTGAAGAGCGCGAGAAGGCCGAAGAACTGCTTGCCGAGGCCAAGAAAGCCGACCGATGGGCTAAGCGCGAAGATCGGTCAGCAACGACCAGCACAGGGCTGCGCACGATCTGGCGCTGCACGATGGAAGATGAAGGCAAGGCTTTGGATTGGGCCTATGGCCGTGCGCCAGAGCGCTTCAAGGAACTCGTGCAGTCGATGGCCGAAGAAACCGTGCGCGCCGGTATGCGTCAGGTGCCGGGTTTTAAGGTCTGGGACGAGCGGGTGGCGCGGTAATGGCGAAGTTGTAAATGACTATCCAGATGAGGATTTTTTATTCTTGTCTAACGTATCAAGGTAGGGGAAGTACTTAGATAAATAAGCAAAGTGTTTCTTTTCCAGACCATACGCTTCGCACATTTGTTCTACTTTTTTCTGTTTCAGTCCGAATCGCCGAAGAACTACCCGAGGCTGGAAATCCAACTCTTTCCCCGCGCGGGTGGCTATCTGGTTGAAGATATCAAACAAGGCACCAGAGGTTGCGAGCATATATTTCCTACGGAGAATATAGTAATTTTTATCGGATTGGCATTTTTCATAAAATGAAGACGTCTGTGCTTGGAAAAGAATGTAAGACTGGGCCAGTTGAGGGCAAATGTAATGCAGGTCTTTTAACAAGGTATGATCTGGCAAGGTCAATGGAAGCGGAGGATTTTTGTTTAATGTGCTTTTAAGCTGTCGATTGTAGTCGCTCACTGGAGTTCCAATTGTATAAAAACTATCAAGCGCCTGCTCAAGTCTTTCTCGTTTTCTGGTCTCGCGCATATTCTTAATCTGCTCGCGTCCGGCAAGAACAACGAAGGCGCCACCGATTATTGCAGCTATTCCCGCAAGCAATTGTTGGTAAGAGTCCACCCATTTCAATAGGATAACCCATCGCGTCCACCCCAGGAATTCAGAAAAACAAGCCTTACCAAAGAACACACCGCACTTGCTTTCCACATGCCACGAAACAAACGCGAGCAACACCCAACCGGCACCGATGCCTATCGCCCAAGATTTCCACTTTTCCATAGAGGCCCCACGCCAAAGAAGAATCGCTGATCAACTATAGCAACCACCCCGCCAGCCACCAACTGGCGGGTTACCACCACGAAACACGAGGAGATGAGAATGAATGAGCCGCTACCGAGCGGGCCTTTCGGCTGCGTCCTTGCGGACCCGCCATGGGCATTTAGAACCTACAGCAAAAAGAACGTCGCGCCGGCTAGAGGTCACCAGCCTTACAGCGTGATGTCGCTGGACAATATCAAGGCGCTACCTGTCGCCCAGGTATGCGCCCGCGACTGTTTGCTGTTCATGTGGACTGTTTCACACCTGCAGCGTGAAGCCTTCGATGTGGCTGCATCGTGGGGATTCCGTCCTGTCAGCGTGGCCTTCGTCTGGGACAAGGGCCGAATGGGCATGGGCTATTGGACCCGACAGGAAGTTGAAATCTGCCATCTGTTCAAGCGAGGGAAACCGCGACGTCAGAACAAAGGCGTGCGCTCGCTGATCAAAGCGCCGCGCCGCGAGCATAGTCGCAAGCCTGATGAGCAGTATGAGCGCATAGAGCGGCTTGTCGACGGTCCGTATCTTGAACTATTCGCGCGCCAAGCGTGGCCGGGCTGGTCATCGTGGGGCAATGAAGCGGGCAAGTACGTTGCGGCCAATGATAACCAGGATTTGCTGGGGAGGGTGGCAGCATGAACGACATCTGCCACGTCTGCGGTCGCCACGCCGTAGGTCTCGGAGTGCAAGCAGACCGTGAACCGATCCGCTGGCTGTGCAAGGAGTGCGCCGACATTGCCGAACATATTAGGCACCGGCGGCGATTGGACCCGTACGAGCTGCGCGCTCTTGATACCGGCGTCGAGGCGGTTGGGGAATACTTGCAGGAGTTGGGAAAGACCGACCTTAAGGAAATGGACGAACTGGAAGCACGCATGCTGGTCAAAGCCGCATGGGAAGGCTGCGGGCGTGGGATGCGGGAAGCGCTGAAGGAGGCGCCGTTCTGAGGCCGCCATGACAGCCTATTACAACGAGTTTGACCCGAAAGCGGCGGCTTGGTTGCGCGAGCTAATCAAGGCTGGCCACATCGCAGCGGGAGATGTTGATGAACGCTCAATTGTCGATATTCGACCTTCCGACCTTATCGGATACACACCATGCCACTTCTTCGCCGGGATCGGCGTCTGGTCTTACGCACTCCGGCGAGCAGGATGGCCAGACGACCGCCCAGTATGGACCGGTTCCTGCCAATCCAACCCCATTCGGCAGCGGCTTCGGAGCGAAAACTTGGCTTCGCTGACCCGAGGGACTTATGGCCAAGTTGGTTCAATCTCATCAGCCAGTGCCAGCCTGACATTGTGTTTGGCGAACAGGTTGACGACAGTGCTGACTGGATCGACCGAATGCTTGCTGACATGGAGGCAGCGCGCTTTGCCGTCGGGGCGGTCGATCTACCGGCTTGTGCCGCGGGCGCGCCCCACGAACGAATGCGCACCTATTTCGTGGCCAACTCCTACCGTGCAAGATGCAGAGAACAAAGCGGGGCCGTCGCAGTGGCTCCGAAACAGTTTCCCGCTAAATGTGCAAGCGGTTGCACATTTTGGGGGGATCACAGATCGACCGGAGAACTTGGACGAATTAGGCGCGTTGAACCCGGCACATTCCCGTTGGCTCATGGGGCTGCCGCCAGAGTGGGACGATTGCGCGGTTACGGCAATGCAATCGTTGCGCCCGCTGCGCAAGCGTTCATCGAAGCCTACCTAGAGATAGAGATAACGGCCGCCAACGACAATCACTGCGGCGTGACGTTTAGACCTGCGGCATGAATCCGGTTCATTAGAGCCGCCGCCGCCTCGGCCTCATTGATGTCGAGGTCTCTTAAATAGGAATCTTGCAGCTTGGCCACGTGGTCGGTTTCGGTATCGACGACCGACCATTTGCCGTTGCTCGTTCTCTTCATTTCATACCGTCCTTTGGACATTTCCAGGCTCCAAGAAGGAAGATTGATGGAAAATAACATCCAGGTGTTTTCGGGTGAAGACCCCATGCTTGACGTCGCGCTGTCCTACACGGCGCGCAGCTGGCCTGTCTTCCCATGCCGTGCCGCTGACGAGGAGTTCATCGACGAGGACGGCATCATTGAAATTCTCGCCACCAAAACTCCGCTGACTTCAAACGGGTTCCGCGGTGCAACGCTGAATGAGCGCATCGTTCGTGAGCTTTGGCGTCGCAATCCCGGTGCTATGATCGGCGTGCCGACCGGTGCTCCCATTGGTGCGTGGGTGTTGGACATCGACCCAAAGCACGGCGGTCCGGATACGCTTGCCGCATTGGAAGCCGAGCATGGCGCGTTACCGGCCACGCTTACCGCTGAAACGACGAGCGGCGGCCGACATTACTTTTTCAAGCATAAGACTGGCGTCCGCAATCGTGGAGCATTGGGCGCGGGCATCGATGTTCGCGGCGACGGCGGCTATGTCATCGCGGCCGGCAGTGTGCCTGCTGTCGGCCAGCCTTATCGCTGGTTGGTCGATATGGAACCGGTTGACGCCCCGGACTGGCTTCTCGAGCTTGTCCTGCCGCGGTCGTACGACAGCACGACGATGTTTCAGGCGCCGTCGGTGTCCGGCACAATCAACGACCGGTACGTCGAGCGTGCGGTGCAGTCCGAACTTGACGACCTCGCCATGGAGCCAATGGGCAACCGCAACAATCGGTTGAACGACGCTGCGTTTCGGATGGGAACCTTCGTCGGCGCAGGTGCTTTGTCGGAATCCGAAGCGCGGGCCTTGCTGCAAGACGTAGCGCGCGGCTGGGGCAGGGACTTCCCTCGTTGCTGCAAGACGATCGACAACGGACTGAAAGCCGGCAAGATGCATCCGCGTCAGGCACCGGAAGCCGTCAATGACAATACCAAGCTCGTGGACATCACGCGCATGCTCGATAACGCACGGGCGAAGGTTGATGTGCAGCGCGAACCCGAAGCGCATAACGACGAGCCAGACGCACCACCAGTAGTCGAAGACCAGCCCACCGACCAACCCATACTCGCAGCTACACCGTTTCAGTGGAAAGACCCGTCGACACTGCCACGCCGGGAGTTCGCCTTTGGCCGGCATTTCATCCGCAAGTACGTCTCGGTTACAGTCGCTCCGGGCGGGCTTGGCAAAACCGCGAACAGTATCGTGGAAGCGCTCGCTATGGCGTCGGGCAAGGCGTTGAACGGCGTTAAGCCGCCCCACCGCCTTAAGGTCTGGCTGTTTAACGTCGAAGATCCGCGCGACGAGCTTGAGCGACGCATCATGGCGGCGTGTATCCACTTCAATCTCAAGCCTGAAGACATAGACGGGCACCTGTTTCTCGATAGCGGTCGCGAGCAGGAACTTGTCGTGGCGATTGACGATAAAAAAGGCGTCAAAATCCAGGAGCCGATCGTAGAAGCCGTGGCCGAAACCATCCTTGCTAATGGCATCGATGTAATGATCGTTGATCCATTTGTGTCGACGCATCAGGTCAACGAAAACGATAACGGCGCTATCGACAAGGTGGCCAAGCTCTGGGCGCAGATCGCGGATTACACGAACTGCTCCATCGATATCGTGCACCACCTGCGAAAGGTAAGCGACCGCGAGGCTACCGTTGAGGACGCACGCGGGGCCGTAGCTCTGATCGGTGCAGCGCGTTCTGTGCGCGTGCTTAATCGTATGTCCGAAGCGCAGGCCAATGAGGCTGGCATTCCTGGCATGGATCGGTTCGGATATTTCTCGATCACATATGGCAAGTCGAACCTTACGCCGCTGTCGCATCGGCTGGACTGGCGGCATATCGAAAGCGTGGCGTTGGGTAACGGGCGAGGTCTCACCCAGCCGCAGGATCATGCTCCGGTCGTGACTGAATGGCATTGGCCGTCCAGCGAAGAAGTTGCCGAAGGTCTGACTGATGAACAGAAAGACGCAATCCGTGGTGCTGTAAATGGTGGCATGTACAAGCAGGCACCGCAGGCTAAGGACTGGGTGGGGCATGCCGTTGCCTATGCGCTCGGTCTGGATATCGACGACGAGGTGCAGAAGAAACGTGCCGGTCTCATCACTAAGGCGCTTTTCAAGGAAGGCTTCCTGGCGAAGGTCGAGGAGCGCGACCCGGTGCAGCGGAAAACGACGTCGTTTGTGAGGGTGGTTTGATTCAACTGATGCCAGTATAACTTTGCCGCTCGCATTTGCGTACCCTATCTCATAAGATTAGGCGGTGCCGCCTACGAATCTTCCTCGATCAAATTGGAATACACTATGGACAGTGCGGTGCCCTTCCTGCATGCGCGTGGTCAGTCGGCTGATGAAATTCGGCTGTTGGATTGGAGCCGGAACCCCATAGGGGTGCCAGCGAGTTGGCCGGCGCACTTGGTCACTGCAGTACAGATGATGTTGGCTTCGCATTTTCCCAAAGCAATCATTTGGGGGGCGGAGTTTACGACGATTTATAACGACGCTTTCCGACCAATTCTCGGTGAAAAAGAGAACTGCATGGGGGCTTCGTTTCGCGATATCTGGTCGGAGGCGTGGGATGATTTGCTGCCCATGGTTCAGAAAGCCTACGCTGGCGAGGCGACGTTTATCGAAGACTTTCCACTTGTGATCGATCGACACGGATATGATGAGCAATGCTATTTTACATTCTGCTACAGCCCGATCTTTGATGAACAGGGTCGGGTCGGCGGGATGATCGACACGGTCATCGAGACCACGCAAAAAGTGGAAGCCGAAAAGCACGCCCGGATTCTGAATACCGAACTCGCTCACCGCATCAAGAATACCTTCAGCGTGGTTTCCGCTATTGCGAGCCAGACATTCAACAACAATGCCGATGAAGAGGTCATCAATACCTTCATAAAGCGGCTTTCTGCGTTGGGGAACGCGCATGATGTACTGAGGCTCGGCAAAAGCTCGGAAGGTTCGTTGCGTCAGATCGTATCTGGAGTAACAACTGCGCTTGCTGTAGACGATCGCGTTCACATGGCTGGGCCAGATGTATCGGTAGGCCCGAAGGGCGCATCGACCATTTCGCTATTGGTTCACGAATTGACAACAAACGCGATTAAATACGGTGCGCTTTCTAATCCTACGGGGCAAGTGCGACTGAATGTTGCAATATCAAAAAGGCAGGTTGAGCCGGTTTTCTCAATGAATTGGATCGAAATCGGAGGGCCGCCGGTAGCTGCACCGACAAAGACAGGTTTTGGCTCCAAACTCATAAGAATGGGGCTTCTTGGTTCGGGGGAAGTTAGGTCCGAATACAGACCTGAAGGCTTTAACGCAGAGTTTACCGCACCGCTGCTGCGGCTCCAGGGCGAGGGGCGCTTGTTTGACTCAACGTGATATCGGCCGGAAATTTAATAGGGAAAGCGGGGCTTCGGCTCCGCATTCTTATTGCCGCGACCAATCGGCGGGCTTAGAGCGCACCATTTTAGTTTGCAAAAGGAACCGGGCAAGAAAGGTCACCTTCCTCGCATTTTAGGTAGTCAGAGAACTGCTTATTCCGTTCCGTTGTTAATTCTTCTTTGCAGAGAGCGACCGTCATTGGATGCATACTACCGCCAGCCGTTCCCGAAGCTGAAAAATTGCATTCAGCATCTCTGAATTTGACCCAAGCGCGTTGCGCCGTGATTAGAAGTTTCTTAGCGTCATCGTCGCCAGAAAGGCGCTTTTCAATCTCACTGTATTGCGCGTTCAGCTGCTTATCAGCCTTCGCGAAATCGTTGTTGGCACATTTGTTCATAGTTGCCTGATCTTGCGCATTATCGCACTCGGACGATGCTAAAGCAGAGCTTGAGAAGAACAAAGTCATTAATGCAATGGCGATATATTTCAACATTATGCCCTCCGTTAATTATAGAGTTATAACAATGTAAGAAATATCCGCAAAATATAAACAATGCATCAGGAATTGACCGCAATGGTTAATTAAGAGGGGTGTATTACTTATTAGGAGAAGCTGAGAGTGGTGCTGGGAGGTCGGAAAAACCATTCTGCTGGATTCTCAGCTCCAGCTGATCAGCTTGCCAAGTCTAATCTTCCGGTTCGGCAAAGCGCAGACAAAGCTTACAGCGCGCTCGCACGCTGTTCGGTAGCCCGCTTTTTGTTCGTCGTGACAGATCAGCGCGGCGTATCACGGGAGTTCACACATCGCTAACCATAAGTGAATGGCTCGCCAACTTTTCGCCGCAAGGCAGTAGGCAAATGTCGCATTAAAATTCAACGGGAGACGAAACATTTCAATTGGTCGAAAAATCGGTGCCATTGGGCTTACGGCTGGCTTGGCCGTGTCACTTTCCTTTCTGCCTTCACTGACTGGCGGCACTTACACCGATGCTGCTTACGCCAAAGGAGACGGCGGCGGTAATGGCGGAGGCAACGGTGGCGGTAACGGTGGTGGCAATGGCGGTGGTCACGGCGGCGGCCACGGAGGCAGTGAAGGTGGCAATTCCAGCCACTCCGGCAAGGCAGACTCGCATCGATCATCTGCCAACAAGTCGAGCAGTCATAAATCGGGTTCAGCCACGAAGTCGAGCGTTACCAAGGCAAGTGTAACAAAGGACAAGAACCCCCTTGGTCCTTTGAACGCAGCGCATGCATCGGCGACTGCGCGAGCAAACGCAGCTCCGAATTCGGCCGTTGGTAAGATCGCATCCTATGAACAGGCAAGAGATAGCGCGCTGGCTATCAGCGATCCGATTGAAAGGGAGCAGGCTCTGGACGAGGCGAAAGACCAGCTGGAAACGGCATTCAACCGCACGATTTCAGAGAAAGAATTCTCTCAGATCGATAGCATGCTGGACGAATAAGACTAGCCTTGCCGTGGAAGGAAAGCCCCATCATCGAGCGGGGTTTTTCGTATTTAGGAGATGCCAAGGCCATCAATTAACTCGGGTCGGTCCAGTGTAATAAACGCTTCCGCAACCGCTCGTCGAGTGGCGAGCGAGCCCTGCTGGATCTCCGCAGCAATGGCTTCCAAGGCTTTCATGTCAGCGTCAGCATCACTCACCTGGTCTTCGATGTGGCAAATAGCGATAGCCAAAGCGGTGGCGAGATGCTGCATTTCACTGACTCCGCTCGACCGCGAAGCTTGGGGTGTCGTCGCCTTTGCCTTCCTGCAGGAAGTCGATTAGTTCACCCATTAATGCTTCGGCTACAGGTTTGATCATTGCCAATTCGATTGTACCTGTATCTGTTTTGAGAGCGAGAATTCCGACCAGAGGATCATGGTCGAGCACGGTATAGCCCGCACCTAGAATTTTGTTGAAGCCGGTACGATCGATCTTAGCCATTGCTTCCTCCATCAGGTTCGGATTAGCTAGCTTCTATCACCAAAAATTGGAGAGAACGATACGCAGTTCGGCTTGGCGGTCAGGGGCGCTTCGCCAGGCGCTCAGAGATTCTGGCGCGATTGATAGCCACGGCATCTTCGGTCGGCTCCCAATCATTGCACCATACATCGGGGAAGCCGTCTAGCAGTTGATCGATGTTGGTAAACTGCGGGGAATAACCACGCGCGAGCATTTCGTCGATAATCGCTGCCTGTCTTTTGGCGAGGTAGCCAAGCCGGGGATAGAAAAAGCGAACGTGCCCCTTACCCAAGGTATAAACGGATGGGTTGCGGGCATCGGTGGGTGCTTCTCCTCGCTCAATCGCTGAGCGTACCAAAGCGAAAACACGCGGTAATTCCCTATACTCAGCTATAAGATGGGGGCCGGTTAATTCTGACGGGTCTACGCAATTAATACGAGTCACAGTGCCACTTAACGCTCTGCTATTTTGAAAGTGGGGGATATAGCCGGGAATCTCAGATTCAGGCAAGTACCGCTGCTGCCAAATGTACCTTCCCCAGCCATTCAATACAACCCGATGTCATAATCAAAATACAACTTCTGATACTGCGCACTTCTTTGTGCGCACTTCTCGAAAAGACCAAAAAGAAGTTCGCAAATGCACGCTGCTTTTGGTGCGTAAGAGTTCTTATATAGAAACTTACGCACAAAGCGCGCGGCGCGCAGTTCTCGAAATTTGAGAAGTGCGCACTTTTCCTGTTTTTGACCAATTCCAAAATACAACCTGATTTGAGGATGGGCCGAATTAGTTGCCACGCTGCGTCGGCCATTAACACCACATTTATTGTGACATCCCACACTCCTCTTGCCGCTACCAACGGCGTACCGCAATCAACACGAGGAGCAGATATGAATGCACTAGACACCATAAATGTGTCGGCAGCTTCCCTTCCGCAGACATACGAAAACGCCAAGAACGCATTGGCTCAATGCGCATCCATCGATGAATGCCAAGACTGGGCGGACAAAGCTGCCGCCCTCGCCTCATACGCAAGGCAGGCCAAGGATGACCAACTTGAGCGTATGTCCCAGCGCATTCGAGCACGAGCCATCCGTCGGGCAGGAGAGTTGTTGAAGCAATTGGATGGGCGAGGCGACCATCGAAAAAGTGAGGGCACCCATACTTCTTCAATCACACAGAATGAGGCGGCGATGCAGGCTGGTATGTCCAAGCATCAAGCTGTCCAAGCCGTACGCGTTGCGTCTGTTCCGCAAGATGTCTTCGATACGGTGATTGACGAAGATCAGCCTGCAACAATCACCCAATTGGCTGATATGGGCAAGAAGACGCAACCGAAACCATTCATTGATCTGCAAGGCCGGGATCCAAAGGAATTCAATCGTTCAATGCACTTTGTCGGGATGATTGAATATTACCAGCGCCAGATAGCTGGCGTTGATTTGGAAGTCATCTTGCCCGGCCTGGACGCGCAAGAGGCGGGCCAAGTGCGCAGCGCGATTACAAAAATTGATGCCATCCACGACCAAATTGTGACGAGGATTTAAGCATGTCATTGAAAACAATTAAGCAGGAAGTTGCGGCGTTCATTTCCAATAAAGTTGGTGCCCAGCAGATCGTAAATATCGATTTCGTTATCCATGAAATCATGGCCAGTAAGCCGCAGTTTGAGGGTGAAGACGCAGAATTCTACCTCTGGCTTGCTCATCGAGAACTAAAAGAAATCGTAAAATCATGCGTAGCAAAATATAACGCGAAGGAGAACGCATCTCGTCAAATATCCCTGCCGGGATTTGAATATCTGCAAGTAGCATACCCTGTCCAGCGTGATGGTGATAGCTTGCTGGTCCCCATTGATCGCATGACCGAAGCCGAAATCAATGAACGTGCAGAAGAATATGAGGTGATGGGGAAGGGATGCTTCAAGCACGCCAGCGAGCTTCGTGGGTATGCGTCAAAGCGTAATGCATCCAACGACAACACCCCATCGTCACCAGCCATCGCAGCATGACCACCCGCAAAAACAAGGTCGGCACTTCGGTGTCGACCCAAACCGTCCGCATCAATGGCGCCCGCGTCAAGATCACCACGAAGGCCGGCAAGGTGACGACCAAGCCAGCCCCGCCGCTCGAATGGGAATTACAGGCGGCGCAGGTGTCCGCACTCCGTCGCCTTCCACAGTATCAGCGTCAATTCTTACTCGCGGGCGACATGAACGCCAGCAAGCGTGGTCCAAGAGCTCAGGCTCAGGCAATCGCAACGGGAATGACCAGCGGCGAGCCTGACCTCCGTATCTATGGCGAATTCGGGCGTCTGCTGATGATCGAGAACAAGGTCGGGCAAGGAAGACTGTCACCAGCCCAGAAAGACCGCCACGCGGCGCTCGAGAGGCTTGGCTACACGGTTCTGGTCATCCGAGCCACCGCAACGACAGAAGCCGCTGAGATGGCCGTTACGGCGGTTCTGGAGTGGTTGGCACAAGAGAAGGGGAAAACAGCCGCGTGACAGGCACGTTTATGGGTGGTCTGAATGATCCGGACATGAACCATCGGGCGCTCGTTGCTCATTACAGTAAAACCATCAATGAGGACTTGGTTGGTGACGGCAATATCAGTGAATATGGACTGCCAGAATTAAGGAACCTGAAGCTGCTCGTTTCAGCATCGAAGACGGTCACAACTCCAAACCACACAGCAGTTTACGTCATAGGCGAAGAATATGCGTCGCGCATCAAAATCGGCAAAGCAAGATCGCCAATACATAGGTTGGCCACACTGCAAACCGGTAACCCTGATACGTTGTTTTTACATCGAGTATTTTGGTTCGATACGCCATACGCCGCATCACGGATTGAGGAACAGGCGCACATAATCGCCGATCAGGAGCGACGACGCCTTGAAGGCGAGTGGTTCGAATGCCTGCCTCATCAAGCGCACGAACACATCGTTGAAGCAGCGCGGTCACTTCGTATTGGATACTGCGCCCTTACACCATCAAAGGATACACCGCATGTCACATCTTAAGTCCAAGCCGACTATCGCAACTAGTGCAATCCATGGATGGCCATTGACCGAGCGCAGCCAAGAGCAGCGAGAGGCCACGAGAGAACGACTGCGCATCGAACGCGCCCGAGAAGTGAAGACAATTGCCAAGATGCGCCGTCGCATCGAGCGTCGTCAGTCAATCGGGAGCGATTGGGATGGTCGCGCCGCAAACGATAATATCGCGTGGCCCCTGGCAACTGCCCTTATACGAGAAGGAAATACTGATCTTCTGAAATACGCGATGATGTACCGTCGCATTCACACGGCAGCGAAGAGCAACGCTCTGCTCGGTGGCTCGTCGGTTTCGCTAGGCGAAGGAATGGCGCTTGATCGGCACATTCACGTTCGGCCTAACGGAAGCATTGCTTACAAACACGTTCGACAATCAACCGCGGCGAGCGTTGATATTCCAGCAAAAAGAGCAACTGTCACAGATTCCGAAGCGCAACTTTCATCGGAAAAATCTGAAACTGGGTACACGAATATCCCGAAACAATGGAAGGGTGACGTTCCGGTCAATGAGATGATTGACGCGCAGCGGAAGATCAGCCGATTGCAGTCGGCCCTTGGTTACCTTTGTGAACCATTTGAATTAGCTTGCATCGATGGAAGGACGTATGCCGAGGTCGGGGCTGCAATAAATGGGGGCAGTGTGGCCATCGCTACGGGGGCTGGGCGTGCATTGGTACATGCCGCATTGGTCACGCTGCGCGATCTGATCGGGCGGCTTGAACGCAAAGACTTGTTGCCGTCGATTTAAACTCAACCGGCCTGAACGTTGGTAATAGTGGGAAGGCAATCTTCCACACTATTCCAAGTTCTGTGCGCACAGGCTGATGCCAGCGACAGACGCTCGGCCACGATGTGAGCCGGGCGTAACTATTCCAGCGCCGTTTCTCCTCCGGCTGCTGGTTCGGCGGGTTGAGCCTATTGCGGTAGGCTCCCCGCCGGCACGATTGGCTTGATTGATTGTTGGGTCCTCCTAATTGATAGTTGGAGGAGCCAGACATGACATATTCCGCAACGAGCAGTCCGTTTCGTACCGGTGTCCGAGGACTATGCCCGAGGTGCCAACAAGGACACCTGTTCAAGGGCTATCTAACACTAGCCAAGCAGTGTGAGGTTTGCGGTCTGGACTATTCGTTCGCCGATCCCGCTGACGGCCCCGCATTCTTTTCGATGTCGATCGCCGCGGTGCCCGCTCTGCTATTCGGTATATGGTTGCAATCAGTTTTTGATCCACCAATCTGGGTCCATGCAATCACGACCCTGCCGATAATCGTGATTGCATGTGTTCTGTTGTTGAGACCAATTAAAGGTTGGTTGGTCTGCTCCCAGTATTTTCATAAAGCTGAGGAAGGAAGGATTGATACCGACTGGCGGCCAGGTCCGCGATAGTCTGTTTCAACTGGCTACCTCAGCGGAATCTACCGGGACCGACTGCCGCGGCCCTTCATGAGCATGCATGCAACCAAGGCCACCAGTCCTACGGATGCCCATGCTGATGTTGTGCCGGGGTTTTCTCGTGCGTACTGCACAGCGCGTTGGCCATGCTCACGTGCACCTTCGGCCAGCACATTCACAGCGTCTTTTGTGGATGCAAGAGCGTCATCAGTGGCGCCGGATAGATTACCGAGATGATCTGACAGTCTGGACGATAGGCTGCTTACTTCTTTGCGCAGTGCGTCGATCTGTTCGGAAAGCATGCCTTCGGTGGTCTGTGCCATTTCATTCTCCTTTTCGATTACGAGAAGAGAACGGGAATGTGCATTCAATTGTTCCATTCAAATTAAGCGGGCGAGAGCGCTGGTGTGCTCGCCGGTCTCATAAGCCGGATATGATCGGTTCGATCCCGATGCCCGCAACCAGTCTTCAAGGGTGTGAACCCTCATGGCAGCCGAACGGAAGTGATGACCCGCATCGGCTGCTTTTCAGTGTGTAGCTTAGTCTGGCCTAAAGCCCCGGCCTTGGACGCCGGTATCGCAGGTTCAAATCCTGCCACGCTGACCAATTGCCCGTGTAGCTCAGATGGTAGAGCAGCCCACTTGTAATGGGATGGTCCGGGGTTCGATTCCTCGCTGGGGCACCAGATCGTAGGTAAGTATGGCCAGACCCGACAGGCGAAGCGCTGAAGCCGCGGTTTACCGCAAGCTTTATAAAACATCGCGGTGGGCTAAGCTGCGTGAGCGGCAGCTAATGGCACATCCGCTCTGCGCCTACTGCTTGCAGCAAGAGGACGTCACGCCAGCAACGGTGTGTGACCATCTCCGGCCACATAAGGGCGACGAGGCGTTATTCTTCGATCCCGACAACCTTCAAAGCCTCTGCGCCCCCTGCCATGATCGTATCAAGCGCCGCGAAGAGCTAGGACAGGACGTCGTTCGTTTTGGGCCGGATGGGTGGCCGATTGATTGAAGTGATACATGAAGAAAAACTGAAAAAATGTTGAAAAATATCACTTTTTTGGAATGTTTTGCTTGACGGGCCTCGACAGATGTGATATCATGGAGAGTCGCCCTCCCGACCCCTCCTCGGGGGGCATCAAAAAGTCCAGAGGGCCGTCAGCCCCGGACCGGCGGGGTCCGACAGCGCACGCATCTGCAATTCAAAACATGACCCCATAAGGATTTCATTCCATGGCAAAGCCGAGAAATCCCCTCGGCAAAGCGAAGGTCGAGGGTCGCGACAAAATCAATGCCGGGCGGTACAAAAACCGCGCGGAACCGGCCACAAATGGCCCTCTTGGGGCTCCTCCCGTCTGGTTGAAGGATAGCGCCGATATCAAGGCGAAGTCGGCCTGGAAGCTTTTCGCCAAAGAGCTGCCGTGGCTGAATGAATCGCATCGAACACTGGTCGGTATGGCCTCGACTATTCAGGGACGCATCATGGCCGGGCAGGAGGTAGGCGTGCAGGCGATGAATTTGCTTCGCCAGATGCTTGGCCAGATGGGCGCTACGCCTGCCGATGCCTCGAAGGTGGCAACGCCCGACGAGGGCGAAGAAAAGGATGATCTGCTTGACTGATAGACCTGCGCTTGAGCGTGTGAGCGCTTATGCGCGATCTGTCATTGATGGCAGAGAAGTTGCTGGCCCTCACGTTCGCAATGCTTGTCGCCGCCATTTCGACGATCTCGAACACGGACACGAGCGCGGGCTGTACTGGGACGACGATGCTGCTGATCGCGTGTTTCGGTTCTTCGAAGGGCGGCTGAAGCTTTCTGAAGGCCAGTTTGAAGGCAAGCCGTTCAAGTTGCATGCCTCGCAGGCTTTCAAGCTTGGTTCGCTCTTCGGTTGGAAACGGGCCGACAATTCGCGGCGCTTTCGTCGCGCCTACATCGAGGAAGGCAAGGGCAACGGTAAGTCGCCGTTTGCTGGCGGTGTCGGTCTATACGGTCTGATCGCGGACAAGGAGGCTGGCGCGCAGATTTATGCTGCGGCTGCCAAGAAAGAGCAGGCGGGAATTCTCTTCCAGGATGCCGTTAAAATGGTTCGCGCCGCTCCGGCACTGGTCGAACGGTTGAAGTTCAGCGGCGGCATCGGGCGCGAGTTCAACATTGCGCATCACAAGTCGCAATCTTTCTTTCGCCCGATCTCGAAGGATTCCGGCAAGTCCGGCTCTGGTCCGCGTCCGCATTTTGCGCTTTGTGACGAGGTGCACGAACACCCCGACCGCTCGACGATGGAAATGCTGGAGCGCGGCTTCAAGTTTCGTCGCCAGCCTCTGCTGCTGATGATTACGAACTCAGGCAGTGATAGAAACAGCATTTGCTGGGAAGAGCACGAGCATGCCGTCAAGGTTGCAGCAGGGACACAGACGCCGGATGAGGATTTTACCTATGTCGGCGAGGTGATCGACGACACGACGTTTTCCTATGTCTGTGCGCTGGACAAAGGCGACGATCCGCTCAAGGACGAAACCTGCTGGAAAAAGGCCAACCCGCTTCTCGGCGTTATCCTGACGCAGGAATATCTGGCCGGCGTTGTCGCTCAAGCAAAGCAGATGCCAGGCAAGTTGAACGGCATTTTGCGCCTACATTTCTGCTGCTGGACCGATGCCGACAAGGCATGGATGCCACGCGAGACCGTTGAAAGCGTAATGGATGACTTCGATCCTGAGGTCGAACACGCAGACAGGCCGGTTTTCATGGGCGTCGACCTATCCGGCAGCAAGGACATGACTGTTCTTGCATGCGTTGTGCCCACAGGCTTCAAGGAAATGGACCGCGAGGACGGATCTACTGTCAATCTGCCGACGTTTGATGCGTGGGTAGAGGCTTGGACGCCAGCCGATACGCTGGAAGCGCGGGAACAAGCCGACAAGGCACCCTATGCGCTTTGGGTAAAGCAGGGCTGGTTGAATGCCCCGCCGGGCAAGCGAATTCGATATGACTTCGTTGCCTCGCGGGTGCAGCAACTCGATCAGGCCTTTGACATTCAAGCCATCGCGTATGACCGCTACGCCTATGACAAGTTCCGCGAGGAAGTCGAAGCGCTCGGGTTGGACATTGAACATGTCGCACACCCGCAGGGCGGCAAGGTTCGGGCACGCCCCGAGCCAGCAAAGGTAGAAGCAGCGAAAGCTGCCGGCTTACCGCCGCCGCAAGGCTTGTGGATGCCGGGTTCGGTTTTGGCGCTCGAAGACATGATCATCGACGGTCGCATTCGCATGCGGCGCAATCCGGTGCTTATGACCGCCCTGATGGGCGCCACCTTCGATCACGACCCGCAAGACAATCGGTGGTTCGTAAAGACGAAGGCATCGGTGCGTATCGACGCTGCTGTTGCTCTGGCAATGGCGGTTGGGGTGGCGATGGACGGAACGGTTATGCCGAAAGAGTCCGTCTACAAGAAACGCGGCATCCGAATGGCCGGTTAATCGGAACAAGGAAAGATATGGGTATTTTAGACCTGTTCCGGTCCAAACCGGAGGCAGCGCCTTCGGTCGCGCCGAAACGAGCGCCGCGTGCTGACTGGCAGTATTTCGATGGCCTGGATGATCCAAGGCTCGCTGCCTTCTTGGGCGGCGGGGCCGAAACCGCGAGCGGTATGGCTGTCACTCCAAAGGCGGCGCTGTTCAACACCACGGTATTTCGATGTGTCGATCTGATCTCCGGCAGCATCGGAATGCTGCCCTTCTACCTGATGCGAAAGGATGGGCAGGGGAGACTTCACCCAGCTGATGATCATTCTCTGTTTGATGTTCTTCTTACGCAGCCGAATAACTGGCAAACGGCATATGAATTCCGCCGACAGTTGCAGTCGCATGCGCTGACTTACGGCAATGCTTTCGCTCGTATTGTTCGAAGCGGCAAGCGCGTGGTGGCATTGCAACCGCTGCATCCGACCAATGTCACGGTGGAGCAGAAGGACGACCTGACTGTCATCTACAAGGTCGCCTTGAAGGGCGGTCGATATGTCGAGCTACCCCAGTCGGAGGTCTTTCATCTCCGAGATATGACGGACGATGGCGTTGTCGGTCTTTCTCGCGTCCAACAGGCGAAAGAGGCCATCGGCCTTGCCATGCAGACCGAAAAAGCCGCAGCTCGCCTGTTTAAGAACGGTACGATGGTCGGCGGTGCACTCACGCACCCCGGCAAACTCGGCGACCCTGAGTTCGAAAACCTCGACACCAGCCTCAAGGAAAAGTTCTCCGGCGCGGAAAACGCGCACAAGTGGCTGATCCTTGAAGAAGGCATGAAGGCAGAGCCGTTCTCGCAGACAGCAAGAGACAGCCAGCAGATCGAGACAAGAAATCATCAGATCGAGGAAGTTGCGCGTGCGTTTGGTGTGCCTCGGCCGCTTTTGATGATGGATGACACGTCCTGGGGTAGCGGCATCGAGACCCTTGGCCAGTTTTTCGTTCGTTACGGCTTGGCGCCGTGGTTCATCGCTTGGGAGCAGGCGGTTTCGCGGTGCCTGCTGACCCGCGAAGAGCGTCGATCGTATCAGGCTGACTTCGATGAGCGCGAATTGCTGCGCGGTTCGATTAAAGATCAGGCCGAATTCCTCGCTAAAGCCTTGGGTTCGGGCGGGTCCAGACCGTGGATGTCCCAGAATGAAGCCCGCGATTATGTGGGCTTGAGCCAGAGCGACGATCCAGACGCGGACAGCCTCAAAAATCCAATGACGCAGCCAGAGACTGGCCGCCCTCCTTCAGGAACACGCAATGAGCCTTAACAGAACGCCGGTTGCAGCCGTTGCGCGACCGAAGTCGTATCGTTGGGATGTGCCTCTCTCCGCCTTGGAGCGGTGGGAGAGCGCTCCCCAAGCGGCAGAAGCAGACGATCCGAACACAATTTCGATCTTTGACGTGATCGGTGAAGATTATTGGAGCGGAGGCGGGTTTACGGCCAAGCGAGCCGCGGCTGCGCTTCGTTCCATCGGGAAAAACCCAGTTACTGTGAACGTGAATTCGCCGGGCGGCGACATGTTCGAGGGACTAGCGATTTACAATCTCCTCGCAAGCCACCCCGGCGAGGTAACTGTCAATGTGATGGGTTATGCGGCGTCTGCGGCATCAATCATCGCCATGGCTGGCGACAGGGTGATCATGTCGACTGGTTCGATGATGATGATCCACCGAGCCTGGGGGCTGGCTGTCGGCAACACGCATGATTTCAACGATGCTGCGACGTTGTTTCAGTCCTTCGATCATTCGATGGCGGATATTTACGCTGCCCGCACCGGATTGGCGCAGGACGTCGTACTTTCTCTGTTGGATGGCCCGTCAAAGGCGTCGGACGGCACTTGGCTATCGGCTGATGAGGCCATTGAAAAGGGCTTTGCGGACGAGAAGGGCGCTGGAACGGCCAAGCCCGACGCAAAAGCTGAACTTCCAGCACATATCGCAGCAATGCGCCGGATTGACCGGGCGTTGGCTGCCGCAGGTGAGACGCGCCGTTCGCGTACTCAACTTCTCCATGAAATTCGAGGCGAGCGCGATGCCGTCGAGAACGCCACGCGCGAAGCTGGCGAGGACAAGACAAACGAAGCCGCCATTCGTGCGGCTCTTTCCAGCAATTTATCAATTCTCAGGAGGTAGTCCGAATGGACGCTACCGAAATTAAAGCTCTTATCGAAGAGCAGGGCCGCGCATTTGAAACGTTCAAGGCAGAACACAGCGCAGCGCTAAATGACGTAAAGAAGGGCACGGAAGATGTCGTTCGCACCGAAAAGGTAGAGCGCATCAACGCCACTGTAAGCGACCTTCAGGCTGCTCTCGACGAGCAGGCGCAGAAGCTGGCCGCGCTCCAGACCGCCGGTGCTTCACATCCGGCACGGGATATCAAGAATGCCGAATATACCAAGGCGTTCGACCGCTTCTTCCGTAAGGGCGATGAGGCAAGCATTGACGCCTTCATTCAGGCCAACCCACAGGCCGCGATGAGCGTCGCCGTTCCAGAAGACGGTGGTTATACCGCTCCGACCGAATGGGACCGCACCATTACCGACAAGCTGAAGATCGTCTCTCCGATGCGCGGCATCGCTTCGGTCATTCAGATTTCTGGCAACGGATTCTCGAAGCTCTACAACGACCGCGCAACCGCGTCGGGCTGGGTAGGCGAATCCGCTGAACGTCCTGAGACCCCGGCTGCAAAGTTCGCCGAAGTGAAGTTCAACACCGGCGAAATCTACGCCAATCCTGCGGCAACGCAGCGCTTGCTGGATGATTCCGAAATCAACCTTGAAAACTGGCTTGCCGGTGAAGTCGAGACTGAGTTCGCGTATCAGGAGGGCATTGCGTTCGTTTCCGGCAATGGCACCGATAAGCCCAAGGGTCTGCTGACCTATACGGCGGCGAATTCGCACCCGTGGGGCGCAATTCCGACCGTGAATAGCGGTGACGCAGTTGGTCTTACGACCGACGGCCTCATTGATCTGGTTTACGACCTGCCAAGTGAGCGCACTCCGAATGCGCGGTTTACTATGAACCGCAAGACGCAGGGCGCCATCCGTAAACTGAAGGACGGTCAGGGCAATTACATCTGGCAGCCGGGCCTGGTGCTAGGCCAGCCAGCAACGGTCCTTGGCTTCCCAGTCACGGAACTTGCTGCAATGCCGGACATTGCCGCTGACGCCATCCCGGTCGTCTTTGGTGATTTCCAGCGCGGTTATCTGGTGGTTGATCGCACGGGTATTCGCATCCTTCGCGATCCGTACACCAACAAGCCTTTCGTGCAGTTCTACACCACGAAGCGAGTTGGCGGTGGCGTTACTGACCCGACGGCCCTGCGTTACCACAAGATCGCAGCTGCTTAACAATACAAGGGCGCCTTCGGGCGCCCTTCATACAGGAGGCGCTGATGGAAGTGCGCGTTGCGAAGGCATTCAAGGCGGTGCCTGAAGGTGAGGTTTATCCCCGCCAGTTTGAGGTTGGCGATACCGTGACTGGTCGCATGGCCGAGGTGGCGCGAACGCTGGGCTGCGTCGCTGATGAGCCTGCCAAAAAGAAGGGCTTCGACCGTGGCGGTGGATCTTGATCGGCTAAAGCGGCATCTTCGAATTGAATTCGATGATGAGGATGCTGAGCTTGAAGGATATTTAGCCGCCGCTCAAGGGTCTGCGTTGCGCTATATGAACCGCGACGCCGTTCCCGCAGGCGCTGAATCCGAGGTGGATGCGGCCGTCCTGCTTATTGCGGGAGACCTCTACGAGAACCGCGAGCGACAGTCGACTTCGGAGCTGTTCGAAAACAGGTCGGCGCGCTGGCTGCTTGATCCGTATAGGCTGTTGAGGGTGTAGTGCTAACCCACCTTGCGGTACGTTCGTAGATTGCCGGAAACACGCTGCATCTTATCCGCAATTTCCCTGATAACGAACGAATAGGGCTTATCAGGGGTTTGGGTTCTCTCGTTTTTATATTTCCGAGGCGGTCGAACGATGAACCAAAACTCACTTTCGTAAAGCTCATCAAAGAAGGTCATGTAACGCAAAACGCCAGCTACTTCCAAGGTAACGTCTTCCCTACCGTAAGCGTTTTGCATAATCGAATTGAACTGATGGCCCACATTGAACGAAAGTTCTGCTCCGGGGCCCAGTGCATTCCACCGGGTGAAGTCTGCTTTTTCCAAATCGATTTCACTGAAAGGCATTGTTCGTACAACTCTTCCCTCAGAATCGAGTTCTCGTGAAAAGATGCTGGCCTTGTACTCGAACCATTGGGCAGGTGTTTGACCAGTGTTATGGACAAAAATCTGGCAGGAAGGATATCGGCCTCTTTCATCACCCCACCTTAGTTCGGCGCGCTCAACATGGACATAGGCGCGGCACTGGTCTCTCCCCGACTGAAGGGTTGCCAAGACTGCGTCATCAGCTGCTTTAACTGCTTTTCTCGTTTCGTGGAGCGTGTCGCGGACGAGAAAAACAGCCCAGGCACTGAACGAAGCAGCGGCTACAGACACCAATATGCCTGCCCATTGTGCGTATGTATCATTCCAAGGGTCAAAATGATTAATGGCGTTTACGATCCTAGAGACATTATCCTGCTGACGTTGGTTATCGTTTGGGGCGTTTGCGCCTGCTTCCATTTGATTGGCTGGCTGACTGAGCCAAGCCGTGGCGACGATCGCGAGAAGGGCTAATCCAAGCGCGATCAAGGCATATTTGTTTTAATGTCTGTCCACGTTTCCCCCAACGAAACCAACTCCCGAAGCGCCATCAAAGCCGAGTCTCGCAACCATGTCGAGCAAAGGAACGCACATGCCCTGGCTCCGATTTACCGCCACCTACGATTTCATACCCAAACCTGCGGTGACAATCCGCTATCCATCGGGCTACGTCGGGCTAGTGACCACACCTTGTGCTAACCGCGCCATCGCTGCTGGCAAAGCTGAGCGGCTTCCAACTCCCACAAAAGACGAGGCTGAAGCATGGCGAAGCGCGCAGGTGCCGGCAGCCTGAACTGCCGTTTGACGTTTCAGGTCAGGCAGGACGTGGACGATGGGTTTGGCGGTACTCGCGGTGAGTGGGTCGACCAATTCACCGTGCCGGGAAGGCTGGAACCGCGTTACGGCAGTAATGCCGAAAGCGTCATGGCGGCGCGAATGCAGTCCATGCAGCCGTACAATCTGACTATTCGCGGCAGCACCGCGGCAAGGCAGATTACGGCGTCGTGGCGGGCATACGATGCTCGGGCGGGGAAGACTGGGGACAAGCCGAACCGGGTTTTCGGGATCAAGACCGTCGTCAATCCGGACGAGCGCGGCGCGATGTTGGAACTGCTCGTTGTTGAAGGTGAGGAAACCTGATGGCGGTAAAGATTAAAGGGCTGGACCGCCTTCAGATAAAGCTCAAGAAATTCCCGGAAGTTGCTGAAAAGCTTGTCAGAGCCGCGATGGAGCAAGGCGCGCAGGAAATCGTCAACATGATGCAAAATTTGGTTCCCGTCGATGATGGCGAGCTAATGGAAAGCATCGGCTGGACGTGGGGTAAAGCTCCAAAATACAGCCAGCGCATTGGCAGCGTAAAGTCGAATGACGGCAAGCTGACAATCACGATTTACGCCGGCAATTCCAAGGTGCGCTATGCGCATCTTGTTGAATGGGGGAGCGCACCGCACGTCAACGGTGGCATGTATCCAGGTACGTTCAATCCCGGAGCAAAGGCGCAGCCGTTCTTTTACGTCTCGTGGCGAGCCAAACGGCGAAGTGCGCGGGCGAGGGTATCTCGCGCTATTACCAAGGCAGCCAAACAGATAGCGGCGGATCGCTAAATGGACCCGGTTTTAGAACTTCAGGGCGCAATTATTCAGCGATTGCGCAGCTTTCCCGCACTTGTCTCGCTGATTGGTCAGCGTAGCTACGATAACCCGCCGACGAATGATCAAGGGCAGGTTTCGCCCTCAATCTTCCCCTATGTAAGTATCGGCGCATCGAGTGCTCAACAGGCAAACGCCGACTGCATTTTCGCTGACGATATCACTTTCCAGTTGGATGTCTGGTCGATCGAACCCGCCAAAAAGCAGATGCGCGACGTCGCGAATGCCGTGCGCCTTGCACTACGAGGTTGGGAACCCGTTTTAACGGCCAACGCTCTCGTGACGTTCGACTACTGGCGAACTGACTACATCCAGGATGGCGCGATCAATCATGCGTCGATCCGTTACACGGCGATCATCGAGCAGCCATAAGGCCTCCGCGCCGATCACCCCGAAAATCTGTATATAGGCCGCCCTTTGGGTGGCCTTTTTCGTATGGAGGCCGCATTGGCCCAAGCTACTACGATTAAAGGCGGCAAGGTCCGCGTGAAGCTCGGTAAAGTTGGTGTGGGAGGTGAAATTACCTTCGCCGCACCATGTGGTTTTACTCAAAGGTCGATTAGCCTAAGCAAAAACCTGAATGAAGTTCCGATCCCGGATTGTGAAGATCCCGATAAAGTCGACTGGGTGGGACGCGACGCGGTCTCGCTGTCGATGGGGGTAAACGGCGAAGGCGTATTGGCTGCGGAGTCAGTCGAAGATTGGCTTGATGCTGCTGAATCGATTGATAGCGTCCCCGTCCAAATCGATCTCGAGTTCCCCGCTAAGACGTACACATATACCGGCAAAATGCACGTCGAAAGTCTCGAAATTGGTGGTAACAATGGCGAGCGCGCGACAAACAACGTTTCTATGCAATCCGACGGCGAGATGATCCGCACTTCGGCTCCGACGGCTCCATAATGAGCAGAGACGCTAAAGTTGAACTCGACTGGGCGGATGGTACTTATACCTTCCGCCTCGGTTGGGGAGAATTGGAGGCGCTGCAGGAGGCGTGCGACGCCGGGCCTTGGGTTATTCTGGAGCGGTTATTCACCAAACAATGTCGCGTCGGCGATATCGCCCATGTTATCCGGCAGGGATTGATTGGTGGAGGTCTGGAGCCAACGGCTGCCACGAAACTCGTGCGCACCTATATCGAAAAGCGCCCGCCTGCCGAGAATATCGTTTTCGCCACCATCATTTTGCAGGCTGGCATTCAGGGCGTGCCGGAAGAGCCGGTGGGGGAGCCAGCGGCGGCAAATCAGACGGAGAACAGCTTGACAGTCTCCCCAACGGTAAAGTCAGATTTGCCGCGGTCTACGGCAACGGCGCGGCGCTCGGCTTCACGCCGCAAGAAGTAAGACGAATGTCCATGTGGCAGTTCATGGCCGCCGTTGACGGCTACGTCAAAGCTAACTCGACCGACGATGGCGGTTTAAGCCAGAAGGAAAAAGACGAGCTTTGGGAGTGGGTGAGCGAGGGGTAGGGTTAGCGCCGGCACCGTCGGTCAGGGTGTTTGCTGATAACAGCCCAATTGAGCCGCTTCCGTTCTCGCCTGCACCCGCTCAATTTCTCTGATCGCTGGATATTCCGTGCGGCTGAGGAGTTGCTTGCACCGCATCTCTTTGTAAGCGGCATCCGTTGGGCGGCTCGTGGTACAGGCGGATAGGGTCAAAATCGCGGCGCTTATAACGATCAGTGCTTTCATGCGTGTACCCTCCTAAGTTTATCATCTACGTCAATGGGTTAAAACCCGCTCGCGCAATGATGTTTTCTTCCGCTCGGATCGCGTCAGCTTTCTGATAGATTCGGGTTCTAAGAGCATCAAACAATCTACCATCTTGCTCATATATAATGATGTCATTGAGCGTTCCCATGCCGCCATAACAATGCAGGATGCGTATCACGCCGTGAAAGTCAGAAAGTCTGATTTCTGAAGCGCCTTTTTCGAGCGCTCTTGCCCATCCCTGCACATTATGAGCACGCAAAATTGCAACGATCTCATCTACATCAGAGCAAAGAGATTCTAAGTCCGGGTGCATGGCAGAACCTTTCGCTAAAACGTCGGCTCCTTCACGCAAGATCTTGATTTAGCGCCGTCGGCTCCCGTGGCAAATCCTTCTAAATCACGACCGATAATAATCAGAGGCAGTGACGCCAGTGATGCGATGCCGCCAACGATTAGCAGCACATACGGCATGACCATACTTTGACTGTAATAGCCGCCAAATTGCACGTTCTTCGCGACCGTTGCCAGCAGATCCCAGTAGCCGTACGCGGACACCAGAGGGCCGGCGAACAGGGACGCAATTCCTAACCAGCCCAATCCATTAAATCTCTGTTCTATTTTCATAGGTGCCCCACCATGGCCACTAACCTAGAGACTCTTGTCGTCCAATTTTCAGCTGATTTCAAGCGACTGGAAAACGCCATCAATCGGCAACGTGGGCAGTTCACTCGTCAGATGAGCCAGATGGAGAAGTCCGCAGATTCCAGCGTGCAGCGCATAAATGCAGCGCTTGGCAACATCGGCAAAGGTACGATGCGAGACCTCGCGGCGCCATTGACCGGCATTACTGCCGCATTGAGCACACGCGAGTTGATGCAGTATGCAGATGCTTGGACGCAGGCCGGAAACCTCATTCGTTCATCAGCGACGGCTGCGGGTGTTGGCGCTCGCTCGTTGAATCAATTGAAGGACGGAGCCAACGAGGCCCGGACAAGCCTGGAAGCATACACCGAACTTTATGCCCGCCTGATCAGATCGGCCTCCGCTGTAGCCAAGTCTGAAGACGAGATTGCTTTGGCAACGTCGCTCGTCTCGAAAGCCTTTAAGGCTGGTGGTGCGTCGGCACAGGAACAAGCTGCCGGCATCCTCCAACTCGGGCAAGCTTTGGGTTCTGGTGTGTTGCAAGGCGATGAACTCCGGTCGTTGCGTGAAAACGCTCCGGTCATTGCGAAGGCGATTGCTGACGAGTTTAAGACCACGATCGCAGGCTTGAAGCAGCTTGGCGCCGATGGGAAACTGACGTCTGATCGCGTTTTCAAGGCTATCCTGAATGCACAGAAGGGGATCGAAGCGCAGTTTAAGGCAACGAACTCGACGATTGCCGACGCCTTCACGCAGATTAATAACGAGTTTACCGCATATATCGGCAATGCCGATAAGTCAGCGGGCGCGAGTAGGCAGCTGGTCCAGGCGCTGCAGTACGTTGCTGACAACTTCAAAGAAATAGCGGACGTCGTCGCAGCCTTTGCGACAGTGCTGATTACCGCGTTTACAGGACGGGCGATCGCTGGCGTAGTCGTCGGACTTGGCCAGGCCGTTGTTGCATTGGGCTCATTCCTGACCGCACTCCGCACCGGCACGAGCGTCGTTGCCGCCTTCAGTGCTTCGCTTGGTCCAATCGGCCTTTTAGCTGGGGCTGCGGCAGGTGCCGTCTATTTGCTTTACAACAATTTGTCGTCTGGCGATCGTGCTGCGAAATCATTCAGCGATGCTGTCGATGAAAACAAGGTTGCGCTGGAAAGTGCTGCTTCAGCATCTCGTCAGTATCAGACCGAACTGACGAAGCAGATCAGTTTGCAGTTGGAAGCAGCCAAGGCAGCATACACGCAGGCAAGCGCAGATGCCGATGCCGCCGATGAAAGAGCCAAGACATTCTATCGAATGACTGGCATGAAATTCGAGCCTTTTGAGTATGCCGCGGAAAGCGCTGGCAATAATGCTGTCGCATTAGCCGGCGCAGTCGATAAACTCGAAGTTCAGCAAAAGCGCGCCGAAAAGATCCTCGCCTCAACGCCATCTGGATATGGCGGCGGTATAGCCACTACTCCAGAGGACAAGAAGAAGGGGCGGGCCAGAAAAACGCCTGCCGAGCGTTTCGACAGTGACATCCAACGTATCACCGACCGTACCGCAGCCCTCATTGCGGAAACGGAAGCGCAGCGCCAGATTAACCCACTGATCAACGACTATGGCTTTGCCATGGAAAAGGCGCGCACAGAGCAGGAATTGCTCAATGCGGCCCAGAAGGCGGGTGTTGCGCTAACGCCAGAACTGCGAGCGCAGATAGCGCAGACAGCCGATCAGTGGGCGCTTGCGAGTGCCGAGGCTAACAAGCTGGCCGAAGCGCAGGGCCGTATCAAGGAAAGTGCCGAGGATATGGCGGCGTTCCAAAAGGATTTGGTTGGCGGGATTGCTGATGACTTCCTAAACGGCGCAAAGTCAGCTGAGATTTTCGCGAACGCTCTTGGCCGCATCGCACAAAAGCTAATCGATATCGGCCTTGCGAACATCTTCGATACCGACAAGGGTGGCTTCAATATTTTCGGTGCTCTGGGCGGTATATTCCGTAAGAACGGTGGGCCTGTAAAGCGTGCTGGCGGTGGAATCGTTCGCGGTCCTGGCGGGCCACGTGGCGACAAAATCCCGGCGATGCTGAGCGATGAAGAATTCGTCGTCAACGCGGCCGCGACAAAGCGCAACCGTGCTTTGCTGGAAGCGATCAACAGCGGGCGTGTTATCGGACTGAAGGATGGCGGCTCGCCTTTGCGCGCCCCATCCATGCCGATCCTTCGGTCACCTGCTGCGTCGCAGCAAGCGCAATCCGGGATAGCTGACGTCCGAGTATTTGTGGATCGCGATGGCAACTGGCAGGCCGAAGTAGAGCGCATCGCACAACGCAATGTGAAGCAAGGTTTGGCTTCCTACGACAAGACTGGCGCTGTCCGGACTGCACGCGATCTGCGGCAGGTGAATTCAAGAGGACTGGCAAAATAATGGCTGAACTTCTTCCAACTGGCCTTCGTTATCAGCCGACTTTCCCGGTACTGAATCGCCCGGTTTCCATGTCTCAGTACGGAGATCGGGCTATATCGGCGATTGAGAATGGCGACCCTTTCTGGACGTGGACCGCGAAGGTCACCGATTTGACGAATGCCAAGCGCAATTTGCTCGAGGCATTCATCGATCGTTGTCGCGGCGGTCAGGTTACGGTGCATTACACACCGAAGCACGTTTGCATACCGCAAGCCTATTGGGGTGACGCCAATAACCCGGCCATTGCCGGAACGGCTTCATTGGGCGCGATCAATGGCGACACGCTCACGCTGAATGGCGTGACAGTCGGACTGAAGCTAATGAGCGGCGATTTGGTTGGCTTCACGATTGGCGACTACAACTTCATCGCTCGCATTGTAGCCGATGCTACGGCTGCCAGCACGAACATGCAGGTGAAGATCGAGCCATTCTTGCCGTCCTACATCACGGTCGGAGCGACGGTGAAGTTCAAGAACCCTGTGATGAATATGCGGCTGATGCCGAAGACGTGGGAAATCGGCGAGGGCAAGTTCCCTGATGCGTCGTTCCAGCTCATTGAGGTTCCGCGCTAATGGCTTTTCCCGTACGTCTACAGCAATTACTCAACGAGGGCAGGGGCAAGATCGCATCTGCCGTAAAGTTCGAGTTCGGCACAGGCATTTATGGATTCTTTTCAGGCAAGGGCAGTGTCGATTATGGTGGCCTGACCTATCACGGCAACACCATCATCGATATCGATGAGCCAATGTACGCGCTTGGCACAGCGGCACAGCCCGTCACCATGCGCCTGCCAGCGAGGGCTGATTTCGGTCTGACGTCGGATAAGCTCGGGCTGATCGAGCAGGAAGATTATAAAAATCGGCCTGTGACCTTCTACGACTTCTATTTCGACCCGGACACGAACGCTTTCCTTCATGCCGAGCCGACCTGGTACGGCTATGTCGACTACATTGATCACCGGGAGGAAAGCGATGAGGTATGGCTTGAAGGCCACATCGAAACCGGCGCGGTCGACAACTTCCGCGAGGGCTATCGCTACGCCTCGCATGAGGACCAGCAGCTTGTGTCGCCCGGTGACATGCTTTTCGAATATGCCGCGAGGATCAAGAATGAGTTCTTCAAAATCAAATTCGGATAGGGTTCCCGGCTGGGATCGGGCGCTGGAAGACCTTGCGACGGCCCATGTATCGATCGCGCCGGAATGGGGTGTTTCAGACTGCTTGATGACGGCCGCAGATGCGATCAAGGCCGTTACCGGCGAAGACCCGCTGTCGCAGTTTCGGGGCAAGTACAAGACGGAAGCCGGGGCCGCTCGTAAGATGCGCGGAAACGGCTGCGAGAACGTCAAGGACGTGTTTGAGAGCTATCTCCAGCTTGAACCGGTCAATCGGCTCTCCGCCCGCCGGGGTGATGTGGGCGTTATCCGCATCAATGACGAATACGTGGCCGGGTTCACCTGTGGCTCCGGCTTCGCGGTCAAACAGCCGCATGGGCTTACGTTCTTTCCGGTGACCGATATCGAGCAGGCTTACAAGGTCGGCCTGTAACCAATTCGACAATTTGCGCCTTTGAAGGTCCGCCAGCAGCGGGCCTTTTTTGTTGCGCCTGTTTGAGGCTTCCGAATGCCGTTTCTCGCTCCGATTTTCACCGCGATTGGCGGGCTTGTATCAAGCGTGGCCGCATGGGCGGCTGCAAGCCCGATCCTTGCCGGGATCGCGCAGACAGCCTTCGGCATTGCACTCAAATATGCCGTCAATGCGCTGTTCCCTCCCAAGACGCAGAGCCGCGCTTCGGAACTGGAAACCCAGTATGGGGCCAACATTCCGCGCTCTGTCATTCTCGGCACGTGCGCGACTGAAGGCCACCACATTTACCGCAACAGCTACGGCAGTGGCGGTCGGCTCATTCAGGACGTATTCGTCTTGTCGAGTTTCCGCATCACGGCGGTTCCGCGCGTTCGTTACAATGGTCAGTGGCGCAACCTTACGCAGCAGGATGCGGACGGTTACTGGCTTGTGCCGAATGAGGGCACGAGCGGCGACGATCACGATAATGTCCGCGTCAAGTTTTTCTACGGCACGATGGATCAGCAGGCAGAGCCGACGCTGATCAACAATGCCCGTCCGGCTGGCCGCTGGACTGTAAATCATCGCGGCGCGGGCGTTGCTTATGCCGTCGTGTTTTCCGAGCTTCGCAAGAACGGCGATGGCCTGACTTCCCCGGCAAAGCTGTTGTTCGAAGTCGTCGGTGCACCGCTTTATGACTGGCGCAAGGATAGCACGATGGGCGGTTCGGGCGCGCATCGTTGGGAAGACCAGAGCACTTGGGAATATTCCGATAATCCGGCCTTGCAGATTTACAATCTGGAGCGCGGTTTCTTCAACGGCACTCAGCGCATGGTCGGCAAGGCTGTACGTGCAAGCCGTCTGCCTTTGGCAGAATATACCCAGGCGGCGAACATCTGCGACGAAATCATGTCGGACGGCTCGAAACGCTATCGCGCCCATGCGATTGCCAAGGATGGCCCCGGCGCCAACCACGACGCAAACCTGACGCCGATCCTTGAAGCCATGTGCGGCTCGTGGGTGGAGCGGGTCGATGGAGAGTTTCCTATTGCAGGCGCTCCGCAGGCCATCGTCGCGACGATAACAGATGCTGACATCAAGCGCGGTGCTCCCCTGCGCTTCAGTGCGAAACGCAAGCGTACTGAGCTTATCAATACGGTCGCGGCGTCATATGTCTCGCCGGAAGATTTCTACGAGACCAAGGACGCTGCAACCCGTATTGATGCGGGAGCGTTGGCAGAAGATCGGGAAACCCTTGCCAGCGCCATTCCTTACGCCGCCGTCACCGATGTGCGGCAGGTGGACAGGCTTGCAGATATTGCCATCCGTGGCGCTCGTTACCAGGCATCGGCGGAAATCGTCGTTCATCCGAAGTTCCTCGACACGATCAAGGAAGGCCGGTGGGTTCGCTGGAACAGTGCGAAGTATGGCGACCGGACATATCAGGTTTTGACGCGGCAACTTGGCGGGATCAATACCGATGGCGCCCGCGATATTTCGATTGCGCTGCAACAAATCAGCAATGGCGTCTTCGATCCGACGGCCTACGAGACTAACCCGCCGAACATCATCGTCGTGCCACCGCCGCAATATCTGGCCGAGGTGCAGGGCTTTGACGTTATTCCCTTCAAGGTCGTTGCAGATGGAAAGGGGGAAATTCCTGGCGTCCGTCTCATCTGGCTTCCCATTGACGATATCTCGGTCGTCGGTGTCGACATCGAATATTGGCCAGCCAATGAACCGACCCAAGTGTTCCGCGATTTCGTCACCTGGGATGTGACAAATGTTGTGATTACCGAAGGCCTGACTTCGCTAACCGACTGGTTCGTTCGGACGCGTTTACGAGTGGACAATGGCCGGTCTGTGGCATGGGGGGCCGCAAGACCATTCACCACACTCGATGCCACCGGCGATGACAGCCCGGTCGACTACGAACGTCTTGATGAAGATGTACGCGGCCTCATCAATTACGTGACCGATGACCTACGCGAGTTGAAGCGGCAGGCGCAGGAACTTGCAACCACGACATCGGACAACCACAACAGCAACTATGCTGATCGGCAAGCTATCCGCCGTGAACTGACCAGCACCTTCGGCACGGCTCAGGCTCAGTGGACGGAAGACATATTTGCCGCCACCGGGCCGAACAGCGCCATCGGCCAACAACTGACGCAGATCAATGTGAGCCTTGGCCAGAAGGCCGATGCCAGCACTGTCAGCCTGCTTCAAAGTCGGGTTGACGATGTAGAAGGCGACATCACGGCAATATCGAATGCGCTGACAGAAGTGAATGCATCGGTAAATGACGTTAGTGCCAATGCTACATGGAGAATGACCGCCACAGCGGGAACATCTGGTTCCGTGAAGATTGCGGCTTATGGAAGGCTTAGCACCGGCAGCGCCTGGCGCGAGGCGGGATGGTTTGTGAACATCACTCCAACCGGCAGTCAGTTCGTCGTTATTGCCAATCAGTTCGCGATTGCCGATCCGAACAATGATGGAAGCTTTACCTATCCGTTCGTTGTGCAAGATGGGGTCGCGGTTCTGAACATCGCTGATATCGGCCAGTTTTCCGCAGGCATAGGCACATCGCCCGATGGAAAATTCAGGATCGATTTCCGTGCCGGTTCAATCGAGTGGTGGGATTAAATGTCTCGTGGTTTCTTAAAAGAGGTCGGAGGCGTCAAACGCCTTCGAATAGTCAAGGCTGGTTACGACGCCAATGATTTGACGTTGCCCTATAACCTCGTGGTTTTCGACAGTGTTTTCCCGCCAAACCTGACGCCATGGGCTGCGGGCGTCGTTCGTGTCTCAACAGCGGGCACCCTTATGAAAATCGTGTCATGGGCTGATCCCGGCTACGTGCCGATGACGATCTTGACCGCGTCACAGACAAACGGGGCGCGGCTCAGCGTGTTCCCTTGGACATCGAACAACCCGATAGCTCGTGCAGCAGCTGACGGCATTTATCTGACAACCGGCTCCATCGCGCTGCCTGCCGACTTTTACTATCTCGCGTTCCGGGTGGCAGGCTGATGGTTCAAAGAGGATGGTTTAATCTCGGTCAGGGCGTCTTTCGCATCTCGGCACCCGGTGTCGATGTGAAAGTCGCGGCGCAAAATCAGTTGCTACTCGATGAACAGGTGATTTACCCGCAAATCATTCAGAGCATTTTCGTGCCGTTCGTATCGCCCAACAATGTGGTAACAGTGCCGATCATAGACTACGGCTTTATTCCGAATTGCTATGCCTATGGACGGTACAGCGGCGAAGACAATCGCGCCTTTCCGGCAAGGGCTTCTTACACGAGCCAAGCCAATCAGCTGCAAAACCACTTTTACTACTACGTGTCGCAAAACCAGATTGTCGTTGAATTTTCGGTTCCGACTTTTCTGCGGGGTGCGCAGATAATTACGATGAGGCCGTGAAATGGCGCGAGCTGCGATTAACAAGAACGGCGTCTTTATCGCAAAGGCAGGGATGCAAATCGGGCAAGGTGAACCCGCTCTTGGCTTCTCTCCAATTGGTGCCCAACAGCAGATACTTGCGGCGGGAATAGCCGCGCTTGCAGCGTATAATGCGGGCGGAACGCAAGGCACCGCTTACAACCGAGCGATTGTGCCATTCGGAATGACCTTCCAGACGCCGCCACTTGCTTATTGCATGCTGACCCGCACAGCGGATGCAATGCGGGATATCGCCTTCACTATGTACTTGGCAACGCGAGGCGGCGATGTCGTGCGCGAGCCGGACCTCTGGTGGGAGACGACGACATCCGAACTCCGCATCTATTCCGCATGGGTACTCTCGCAAAGCGCATCCGCTTCCTATGTCATTTGCAGAAATGAGGCTTCCTGATGATCGTTGTCCACGATGAAAAAGGCATGATCCTTTTCGTTTCCACCTATCATGCCGGGGATGATTACGAACAGGAACTAACCCGGCAAGGCTATCGCTTCGTTCACTATGATGAGCCTGTCGACGCTATGGAAATCGTCGGAACATGCTTTGTTGAAGGCGGCGAAGTGAAGACGCGCCCGATCATATGCATTGACCAATCGGAGGTCACGCAAGGCGACACGATCAGCTTCACTGGATTGCCAGCTCAGGCCACTGTTACGGTTGACGGTGTGACGTTTGAGGTGGATGGGGGTCGACTCTCGCTCGATGCCGAACACCTTGGCCGATACGACATCCAGATCAACGCATGGCCTTGTATGCCATTTCATCAAGTGGTGACCGTGCGATGAAAATATCTCTCACAAAAGATATCGAGAAGGTGCGGGCGTTAGCGAGGAGCCGCGTAGATGACCTCTTCGCTTCGCGGATCAATGCGGCTATCGGGCCGAAGGCTTCTTTGTACTCGGTGAAATATGCATCTGCTTTGGCCTACCTGACAGGTGTGTCATCCCCGCTTATTGCCTCGCGTCAAGAGGCTGAAACGATCATCGCCAAGAACGCGGAAATGCAAGCCGCGCTCGCCATCATCGAAGGTGAACGGCAAGCGTTGCAGGCGGAAATTGATGAAGCCAGTACCGCTCATGAGATAGAGCGCCTGATAAGCCAGTAACACCGGAGAGCAACTATGGCTGTTTTGTCCGACTACACGTCGGGAACGATCACTGTTACCCAAAATTCAGTGAACTTCACTGGCGCAAATACCCTTTGGAGAACTGCGCAGTTCCGCGAGGGTGATACCGTGCAGTTGAAAGGATACACGGCGATCATCGCCGCTGCTTCGGCTGCTGACCCTCGTATTGCCTCTAATACGGCTGGCACTTTCACCGAACCTTGGCCGGGGCCGTCTGGAACGTTTACTTATCGCATGCGGTTCATGCCGGATGGCGCGCGTGTGACCGCCCAGACGACGACACTCATTGAATTACTTGGAAATGGCAATCTCCAGGCTTTGGCCGGACTGACGAGCGCCGCCAATAAGGGGGTTATGTTCACTGGTCCCGGCGCAGCCGGAACATTTGATTTGTCCCCTTTTGCACGGACCTTTCTGGACGACACGACCGGGGCGGCGGTGTGGACAACACTGGGTGGCGTCACACTCGACGGCGCGAACAGTGGATACGTGAGGCTTCCCGACACTCGCGGGACGATCATCCAGCGCGGGGTATATTGGACTGGGAATGGCACAACAGTAACGTTTCCGATGGCTTTCCCGAATGCGGTTCGCATGGTGCTTGCGACCATTAGTCAGCGGCCAAATGGTGATACGCCGCTCATAGCGATGACCGGTAACGAAAGCGTCACTGGTTTCACCGCCCACACTCGTAACTCGTCTAGCGGGGCATTGGTCACAGCAACAATCTATTGGGAAGCGTGGGGACATTGACCATGAAGTATTTTGCCATGTTTGATGATGCTGGCTTTCCGACCGCGTTCTATTGCGAAGAAATCCACGGCGAGAACATTCCGGTTGGCGTGATTGAGATCACGGATGAGCAGTGGATGCAGTTTGTAGACAATCCCGGTCAGCGCCGTTGGGATAATGGGCAAGTAGTGGAATATTCCCCGCCAGCCGTCGAGCCGGTCACGATCATTCCTGCGGTGACGCTCTGGGAGCGTATGTCTCCATCCGAAGCCGACCAGGTTGAAACTGCCATGGCAACACAGCCATTCCGCACCCGGCAAATCTTTCTGACGGCGCCCACCTTCCGTTCCGATCACGAGCTGTGGCCATTGCTCGTACAGATGGCTACCGATCTGTTCGAGGAGGAGCGGGCAGCGGAGCTTCTGTCACCGGCATAACCGATATCGCTTACTCGACACCCCGCACTGCCTTCAGGGCAGTTCTTTAATGCCAAAAAAAACCTCGGCGCGGGGGCTGCCGAGGTTGCGCCGGAAAAGCGGGGGCTTCAACAGCGCGTTTTCATCATCTCACAATCTAAGGAATATGCAACCAGCTACCAAATCGCTTAAAGCGTCCAGCCGTAGACCGTGAGAGCAGCGCCGCCGACGGCACCAATAACCGACCATCCAATCATGCTGATACCCATGAAGCTGTGATAGGTTTCGGCGGAAATCTTTCTGAAAACTGCAACCAGCAAAAGGTTTGCACCCGCGCCGACAATGAGACCGATACCGTTGGCGACGTAAGCGGCTTGATGAAGCGCCATGCTCTGCATGAAATATGGCCGCAGCAGGAAGGTCGCTCCAAGCATCCCTGCAATCAGCACAAAAACCGATACCATTCCGAAGCCTGACCATCTTACTAGCATTTACTGAACGACCTTTGTCTTGAGGAGAGGTCCGGCTGTAATGGCGCTTGCTCGTTGGCTGAGCAACCCCCGATGACAAAATCCCCAACAAATACCGCGCCCACGGTTTACTTCCACAGGAACCCCACATGAACAAAACAACGTTCTTCGCGTATGCGAGGCGCGCGCCTTTTGGCGGGCGTTTGAGCCAGGCGCAGGTCGACGGCACGTCGGCTATTTTGGCCGAAGCTGATCGCCGAGGCCTGCCAGACGAGCAGACGGCTTATGTGCTCGCGACGGCATTCCATGAGACTGGCGGCAAAATGCAGCCGATCGAGGAAAACCTGAATTACACCAGTGCCGCACGCATCCGGCAGGTTTGGCCGTCGCGCTTCTCCACGGTAACCGCCGCCCAGCCTTATGTGCGCAATCCGCAGGCCTTGGCTAACAGGGTCTATGGCGGGCGTATGGGAAATACAGGCGTTAACGACGGCTGGCGGTTCCGTGGTCGCGGCTTGGCGATGATCACCGGCAAGGACAATTACAAGAAGTATGGCCTTGGCGATAACCCCGACGCCGCGCTTGAGGACAGCACAGCTATCCGCATCCTGTTTGACGGGATGATCAACGGAAAGTTCACAGGCAAGAGGCTGGCGGACTACTTCGGCGCCGGCTGGTCTGCGCCACAGGACGCCCGCGCTATCGTCAACGGCAGCGACAAGGCCAGCCTCATCGCAGGCTATTACCGCAACTTCCTCGACAGCCTCGTGGCGGCTCGCGAAATGAAGCCGGCCGTAGCAGAAGATGCCAAGCCTGATGATGTGCCGTTGCTGCAGGACAAGACGGTGCAGACGATCGTCGCAGGCACGGGCGGCACGCTTGTTACTGGCCTTATCGGGGCTGTCTCCAATCCTTGGGCGTTCGCGACGGTCGCACTCCTGCTGGTCGCAGCAGGCGCGGGCTTCTGGCTCTGGAAGAGCGGCAGGCTGGAACTGAAGAGGGTGGCGGTGTGAGCCTCACAAGGGTTGCCATTCAGTATGACAGCGACGCGGGAACGGCCACGGTGCGGATCGATAACGGCTCGCAGCAATGGGGCAATGCCAAACTCACGGTATGCGATGCAACCGAAACTCGCGACGGCTACCTGCTGCCGCTCACAGGGCAGCAGCGCACGCTAATCCTGACAGGAGTGCCGACATGACCTGGCTGGCAACGATTAAAGCGCGCCTTGCAGGCTGGGCCGTGGCAATCGCTGCGGCCCTTGCGATTCTGACGGGTGCTTATCTGAAGGGCAGGGCGGATAACTCGTCCGCCGCCACCGCCGCCCGGCTGAAAGCCGCCAACAAAGCAAGGAAAATCGAAGATGAAACCAGCAAGCTTGGCGGCGGTGATGTTGACGCTGCTTTGTCTCGGTGGATGCGTGACAGCCGGTAGCTACTGCGACGTTGCCCGGCCTGTCCGCCCGAGCCTCGAGGACAGCCTGACTGGCGGCACGAAGCGCCAGATCCTCGCGGAGAACACCAAACTGGAAGAACTGTGCGGGGTGCGGCCGTGAGGGCGCGAATGTGGCTGGCCTGCCTATGGCTGGGCGTGGCAGCAAAGGGGATTATCGGATGACCGGCGCTGAAATCATGGCCGTCGTCGGCTTTATCGTAATGCTGATGGGCTTTCTGTTCGGCCTTTGGAAGTACGTCGAAAGCCAGATCGCGAAAGCTGAGACGCGCAACGCGGCGAAAGCTGAAGCTGCGACCGCTCTTGCCAGCCTGACGCGGCAAGAGCTTTCCGACTACAAGCTGCGCGCGGCCGAGACGTTCGCCACCAAGGCAGGCATGCAGGAACAGACTTCGCAGATCATGCGTGCCATCGAAAGCGTGGCGCACCGCATCGACGGGCTCACCGAGCGGATTGATAATCTGATGTAGCCAAAATCGGCGAGAAGTAGAAATTAATTCCTAAAAAGTGGGAACAAAAGATACCGCATGCGCATTATACGTTCGCAAATGCCAAATATGAATGGAGAATAAAATATGCGTCGTATTTTGTTAGCTGCTGTTGCAACTGCTGCACTTGTTTCTTTTGCAAATGCGCAGAGCGCTACCGCAACGCAAGAAGAGGTATTTGTTACTGCAAAGCCTACCGACGTTATTACTAGTAATATTCTTAACCTTGATGTTACGAATTCTAACGATGAGAGCATCGGCAAGATCCAGGATGTAGTGATGGGCGACGGTGACGTCGAAGGCTATATCGTATCGGTTGGCGGCTTTTTGGGCGTCGGCGAAAAGTATGTAGTCGTTGATCCGGATGCCATCGAGATTGTCTATTCTGAGAATGATAAGAAATGGTCGGCGAAAATGAACGCCACCAAGGAACAGCTCGAAAAGGCCACCGAGTTTAAGTACGAAGGCCGATGGGCCAAGTAACCAGTTTTTGAGAGAGCGGCTTTCGGGCCGCTCTTTTCATTTGAAGCGGAAGCGCTTGGCGCAAATTACCATCGCTATTGGATAGACTTCATCTTCTCCAGGTTTGCTTGAACTCTTGGTCAAACCACATTTCCGCATCATAGCGCGCACCCATCACCGAGCGAAAATCTAGATAATGGGAGTATCCATTTGAGGATAACCAGGAAGTGAAGTCGCTGAAACTCGGGTGCTCAAGTGCCTGTTGCGGTTGCGTCTTTTCCCACTCGTGACAAAGATACCGGATTGCCCGTTCAGCTTCGTCTTTTTTCATGCTGCATTCCGTTTCTGGATTTGACCATAAAAAAATCATCTTCAATTTCGTCGAAATAAAGAAAGGCGCCCCGAAGGGCGCCAGTCATTTACTTCTTGGTGTCGCCGTATCCGGGCTTAGGGACGCGCTCCACAGTCGTGGTGTTAGGGCGACGTTCTGCTTCAGATACTTTGATGAACTGACCGCTACCGGAGTCGCGACCTACCTTGAAGGTCTTAGCCATAGTACGAAACGTACTTTCTCGATGACCTTGATTTTTATCCTCGATAGTCGTATCCCAACGGTGCTTAAGCGATGGATCGACTTGTGTCGCAAGGCGCATCGAAAAATCGACACTACCGAGGCAGGCTGCGAGGAATCGCGTCCTGCCTTTTTTATTGCTGATTTTCGAAGGGAAGTAAACTAGGATATTACAGCGCGTTACACTTATTCTACAAATCCTGTGAATATCTGTCAATATGTAATACGCATAGATGCTTGACTTCGTTCTGAGAACGAGTCCGCAACTGATCCTGTGGATAACTTAGGGTTGCACGAAGGCAGTTTTCAATAGCTGTTCCAACTTTGTTCCAGTTATTCACATTTGGCTACCGGGGCTTTTCATTAACACGACATTTATTGAGGCGTTCCACTCTCCTCGTCGGGCTACCCGCCCGCGCCGCATACCGCGGCAATAACCCAACACGAGGAGTAACAAATGACTGATATTTCTATGCCATCCGTATTCGTTAAAGACGGCGCTGTGTATGCAAACAGCCGGGATGTGGCTGCGTTCTTTGAGAAGCGGCACGCTGATGTATTGAGGGCAATTCGGGATGTGCAATGCAGCGAATGTTTTCATCGACGCAATTTTGCACCGTTTAAAATCAAAGACTTAACTGGAGAGAGCACGTCTCACTATGAGATGACGAAGGATGGGTTCGCCTTTTTAGTGCTGGGCTTCACTGGGGCTGACGCCGCTCGCTTCAAAGAGGCATACATAGCAGCATTCAACGCCATGGAAGCCGAACTAAGTAACCGCAGACCATCTCGTCCAATCGTCCCTGACGCCCGAGATATGGAATTCGTACGACTTGCGAAGCAGGTAAAAGGAGACGGGTTCGCCAGTGCTCTTTGGGACGATATGGGATTCTATTGTCCGTCAGGCTTTGAGCCCATTAGACAGCGCAGTCTGTTCGAACCAACTAATCAGAACATCACGATTGCAATCACTCACGCCGCCTAACATCAATCAGCCCCGCTTCGGCGGGGTTTTATTTATGCCAGCGTGTAGAACCAGATTACCGGCGCGACGGTCAGGATTGCCAGGCCGCTCCAGAAGGCGCGCCAGCCCGCGCTCTTCGTTCCCAAGAATGCCGTTATGGCTATAGCCGCCGCTATCATCACGGTAATCGGCCAGTAGATTGACATATAGACGAGGGCGGCAACCCACCAAGAAATTGAAATCATACGCGCTTGTAGCTGGTGGGTAGTGCTTCGGCAATATTGTGGTTGTTGATAGCAAGCAAAAAAATATGACAACTATCGGGCCACTGTTTTTACTCTGGCGTCATAAACGCGGCGGAGGGGCCACAAGTAACGCATTCCGTATGATGTCGGATTTCAATCGTCCCGGACTGAGACCGTGACGTAATTTTCGTAAATTTCGACATATATCAGCGGCGTTCCGTTTAGCACCGCGCTTTCGGCGCCACCGAGGTAATGGCCGTTGGCGATCATTCGTTCGAGTCGGGCGCGGTTAGCCTTGTCAGAAAACGTATAATCCGAATCATCTTCACGATCGCGCTTCCCATAAACATGGAAGTTTGCTCGATCCTGCCGAATAATCGCTGCCGCTGTAGTTAGGCGCTCACCCGCTGAATTGAAATGATCTTCGGCGCTTAATCGAGCGTAGTACGACTCGATGGGTTTTTCTGCCGCGCCCACATAAATACTGGATACAAGTAACGCGCCTAGGGCCAAAATCGCACGCATTTAAACACCTATGTTGTTTAATTTTGAAGTATTTATGGTGAGTCGGCGGCCGTACTCCAGCCCAAATTTTAATTATGAAATCGTTTCTTACATGAATATTTATTACTGAAATCATTCTTTCATGCGCCGTTAACACCACGTTTATCGAGACATTCCATCCTTCCTTTCAAGCCGCTCACCACGGCTACCAACCAAACACGAGGAGACTGTATGTCCCATGACAGACAGGGCGCGGGTGCGCGCCTTTCACACGAAGAACTCCTGCGCCGCGCGGAGGCCTACCGCGAGCACGGCACGCTCGTTAAGGCTGCCGCTGCGCTCGGCATTAAGAAGTCGGCATTCCACGACAGTATAAAGCGGGCGGCTGAACTGGGGTTGTTGGGCCCGTCGCCGACGTTGCCCGGCTATGCGATCAAAAGCCTGACCGAGACGCCGAACGGCACTTATATGCGCCAGACGAAAGAGGCTGGCCCTGTTTATGAACCGACGGCTGGCCTTGCGGTCAAAGGCAAGACGACGCTCGTCAATGCCGAAGGCCGGGTGATTACCCAGCACATTATGGAGCGGGCTGATGCCATCGCACAGCGTGCGGCACTCGATGCCATGGTGTCGGCTCTTTCGGAAAGCCTGCCGCGTGTAAGCATCATGCCAGCTCCGCGCGGCACGAATGCCGACCTTCTCAATTTCTTCTGCTTGACAGATGCCCATTTTGGGATGCTGGCATGGCGTGAAGAAACCGGCGCCGATTACGATATCGAGATTGCAGAGCAGCTTGTTACGGACTGGTTCGCTGCCGCGATAGAACTCGCGCCTGAAGCGCATACTGCCGTGCTGGCGCAACTCGGTGACCTTGCTCACTACGACAGCATGGAAACCGTCACGCCTGCCAGCAAGCACGTGCTGGATTCGGACTCACGACTGCAGAAGATAATTCGCGTAATCATCCGGACCGTTCGGCGTGTCATCGACATGCTGCTGCAAAAACATCAGCACGTGCACATCATTATGGCGCAGGGCAACCACGACCCGGCCTCCTCGGCATGGCTTCGAGAAATGCTTGCAGCGATGTACGAAACCGAGCCCCGCATCACCGTCGATAATTCGCCCAGCCTTTATTACGCCTACGAGTGGGGCAAGACAGCGATCTTTGCGCATCACGGTCATAAGCGCGGCGTCAATAATGTCGATGCGACACTCGCTGGCATGTTTCGCGAAATGTATGGCCGCAGCAAGTACGCCTATGCGCATATCGGCCATTTGCATTCGGACGAGGGGCGCAAGTCCGGACTGATGTATGTCGAGCGCCATGAGACGCTCGCGGCTCCAGACGCATATGCTGCTGGCGGGGGCTGGCTGTCAGGCAGATCGGCGAAGGTCATCACGTACTCGAAGCTGTACGGAGAAGTATCGCGGCTGACGCTCCGGCCTGAAATGGTCCAAGGTGCCGCGCGCATGCCGGTCGCCGCGAATGATAACAAGCCTAAGCGGGCTGCAGCTTAAAAAGAAAAAGGCGGGTTTTGCCCGCCTCTCACTTCGTTGTCCTATTGTGCAGCAAGAATGCCAGCAATCAATCCGGTGGCACCTGCAATGAGAAGGTACTGATTATCGACCTTAACCCAATGCTGGCCACGACCAGGCTTACGAAGACCGTAGCGATTGTAGTCGCGGATTTCCTGATGGCGGCGCCAATCGCTGTAACGCTGACCCTTTGACCACTGATGACGGCCGTAGTCGCGGCGATCATGGCGATAGAACTCCTTGCCGTGATGCGGGCGCTGCGGCTCATAGCGCTGTGGAGCAGGCTTGCTGTGATGGTAATCGCGGGCCTGTGCCATTGGAGCGGCAACGAACGTCATAGCGATGGCGGCTAGTACAGCTTTCTTGAACATGAATGCTCTCCTTTGTTGTCCGCAAGATATCGGGAGCGAACTGAACGCTAGATGAATAGACGTAAGTGCAAACATTAAATAAATTCAATGTGATGTTAGTAAAATATTAACCAAAATACTAACCATCGCAGCCAAAAACACGAGGAGAGAATATGCATGAAGAAGCAGAAGACCGCGCTGCACGAGCGGCTGTTGAAGAACGGCAGATGAGGGCAGGCGGGGCGGTTATAAGCTGCCTGCCAACACCTTATAACGACAACCCGCCAACTACCGGCAAGCCACTCGTCATCATCGAAAGCCCTTACAGCGGCGACGTGGAGCGCAATACCGAATATGCGCGCGCTTGCCTTCTAGATAGTCTGCGCCGGGGCGAAGCACCGATTGCGAGCCATTTGCTACATACGCAGGTGTTGGACGACTTGCGGCCTGATGAACGTGTACTCGGCATCGAGGCTGGCCTCGCGTGGTATCGGGTGGCGGATAAATGCGTTGTTTACGGTGACCGTGGCATTAGCGGTGGTATGATCGAGGGCATCGAGCGGGCCAAGCGGTACGGAGTGTTGGTCGAGTTCCGCAATATTGAAGCAAGCGCCGCAGGAGAAAACCCATGAGTAACCTTGAAACAGCAATTGCGGTTGCGGCAGCGGCGCATATGGACCAGAAGAGCGATAACGGAGATCCGTATATTCTGCATCCGCTGCGCGTCATGATGGCTCAGGAGACACGCGAAACACAGATCCTTGCAGTTATGCACGACATGATCGAGCACACGAATACCTCACTGAACGATATCTATTCGTTTGGCTTTGATGACGACATCGTGCTGGCCTTGAACGCGATCACCCGACGCGATGATGAAGACTATCTCGTATACGTCAAACGGGCTTGCTCTAACCCTATCGCGCGACCAGTGAAGATCGCAGACCTGCGCGACAATCTACGTACCTATGGCGACGATGAGGAGCATCGAGTGCGCTACACCGCCGCTCTCGAAATGATCGGGGAGGCGCCATGACCAACTTTCATGTGGGCCAGCAGGTCGTCTGCATCGATAGCGCTGTCGGCTTCGAACAGCTCATCGAAATCCGGGAAGGCGAGATTTACACCATAAGCTGGATAGGCCCATTCGAGCATTACACGCAGGGCAGTTTCATCGGTGTTCGCCTCAAAGGTGTTTATCGCGGCATCTGCCCGCAGTTCGGATATGACAATCCGCCGTTCGCTGCGCGTCGGTTTCGTCCGCTTGTTCGCGATAAGCTATCCTCGATCCGGGGGCTGCTCGCAGGCGGCCCGGTTACCGAGAAATTCGAAGAGCCAAAGCGGAAGGTGAGGGAGGGTGTCTAATGGTTCCAGACGCACGAATTGACCGCGAGATTGCTCGAGGCGAACCGGGTTCCAGCAAGCAACCCATGCCAAAACCGGGTCACTTAACCGACTTGGGCCTACGCGCAGCCGCAGCGCCCGTCACCTCCGACGGCGGCAGCACGAGCTATTACGAGCTGCCTCCCCATGCGACCGAGCTAAACGATCTGATCGAGCACAAAGGCATGTCCTTCGCGCTCGGCAACATCTTCAAGGCTTGCTATCGGTTCGGAGAAAAAGACGCGGCCAGTCGAATGTATGACCTTAACAAGATCATATACTTCGCGCAGAGGCTTAAAGCGTTGGAGGAGAGGCGGGCCGCCGAAAAAAAGAACCCCGCAGGGAAAAGCGCGCGGGGGTAAATGGGAAGGTCTTAAATGCCTGCCCTAAAATTTTATTAGGTAAAATGAGAAAGTAAAGAGCCGCTCAATGGTGGCGGCCCTTCTCAGCCTGCTCTAGCCGTGCAAGTAGCTCAGAAAACTGATCCTCGTTCTCATTTGAAAAGGCCTTCATCAAGCGCGCTTTTAAAGATTCGGCGATTGCTTCTGCAGACTGGTGAGTTCCTGGTATCCCGCGAGATGCTCGCCGTGCATTATTATGATGGTTTTTGGGTTCTGTCATAGCCTAGGCCTTTTTGGGTTTCGGCTTAACAGGAAAGTGGCGGTTTTGTTCCGCACAAAAAGATATTGGAATATGTATTTCAAAAATACGCCCGACAGATCTACCGACCTGTCGGGCCGCGCTTGGCACAGGGGGCCTTACCCAGCCTCGCGCTATCGTTCAGAGCGTCTCGGATAGCCTGAACGATCTCAGTGCCACTGGCAGGGCCGGATTGTCAGTCCGGCCGCCTTGGCGGCTTTCACGAAGGATTTTCTGGCGGTGTTCGGCAGCCCTTCAAGGTCGGCTAGGCAAGCCTGCAAGGCTTCCTCATATTCTTTCCCGCGTCCATCTTCAGGCCAATCATTTAACAGACATCGCGCTGCTGTCGGCGTGTCCGGTACCACGCGGTATTTTCCGATACCGTAAAGCTGGACGTCTACTGGTTTTCCCCAAGGCATATTCCCCTCCCGAAGAACTTGCCCTGCCGAAGGGCGAGCAACGGCAGGGCTGCGTCAGCGACAGTTATGGTGCAGCGTGCGCTGGCGCTGCGGCAGTTAGTTAGTCTGCCTCGTGTGAAACTCTACCTTCGATCTTTTGTTCCCGCTCAGGCGAGTGGATCGTATTCAACGGATCGCGCACGAGCCATCGGCTTTGGACCGTTGCTGTTGGCAGCTGGACATTGTTCGATTTCGTGGCGTCTCTCGAACCGTTGGTGGGCCAACCGCGCTGATAGCTCACTGAGATAAGCGTGATCCCTGAGGCCGCTCTGGTAAAGCCTGACAATGCAAGATGCCAGGTCCGCAGCGGAATAATCCTAGTCGCTTTCTTCAAGCATGATTGCAGCCTGACTAAAGCAGCTGCGCATAAAGTTAACTTCCAAAGGATGATAAATTCGGCTCGCTTCATTGAAAAGCGGTATGTCAGCCTCCCTTTAGCATGTGCTAGTAGAAGCCCCCACCACGATCCAATAGAATGGGCGACCAAAGCTATTAATACAAATCACAAAGCCCCAGTCGCTCAAAAAAAAGAACCCCGCCGATTCATTCAAGGCGGGGTAGCGTCAGTGCAGGCTCTTAACGACGCGAGTTTATTCTAGGAGACATTTCAAAACCGGGTAGCGTCCCGGTTGTTCCCATTTATTCGTTTCGGTCCTTGCCGGCGTTTCCGACGAACAGTCCGCGTGACACTTCTTGGATAGCTTTCGCGGCCTCGATGGCCGTCCAGCCGGAGTTTTCAGCTTCTTCAATCAATTCAACGACGCGGAACGCGATTGCCGTCTGACAATCAATATTGCGGTCAGGATATCTGCCGTCGATTTTCGGACCGGTGATTTTCTTTGAACTTGCCATAGGCGCCCTTCCTCAATTTTTGACGAAGGTAGGGCGGGGATTGCGAACTTGTAGTAGTGCCTAAAACAAACTCGGCTGCGCTTCTTCGTTGTCATTACTCGGCGTGAGGTCGATGAGATCGGCGTCGGGCAGGGGCTTTTGCATCTCTTTGGCTTCACTCCACGGAGCGCGTAGCCAAGTGTCGATTTCTTCCGTCGTGCGGAGAATGACCGGCATTGCCTTCGGATGGATTGGCTTCACCACGGCATTCGGCTCGGTGGTAAGAAACGCGAAGATATCGACTTCAACCGGTCCTTCCTTCTTTTTTCTTACACCCTTCCAGCTTGTCCAAATGCCAGCGAAGGCATATAGGGGCTTTTCCTCATTGAGAGCGAACCAGTGCAGCGGTTTGCGCTGCGTCCTTGGATCGGGTTCCTGCCCGTATTCGGAGAAAGAAGTTGCCGGGACCGCGCACCGGCTTTCAACGCCTTGCCAGCGCCTCCAGTGAGGCGAGGTGAGGTTTCGGATATTCGTTACTCCGCTGTCCGCTTCGCCTTTCACGTACATAGGAGGCGTCGGCATACCCCAGCGGAGCATTGCAAGCTCTGGCTCATCACCATGGATGTTTCGCAAAACTGGGGCAGGATAGTCGGGGAAGATATCCATCTGCGGATCGACGCGGTTCGTCCTGTCTCCAAACTTCGGAAACAGGCGGCGCATGGCCTCATGTGTCGTTGTGATGTTGTACAGATTGCACATGCGCGCCTCCTCGTTGCGAAAAGAATAGCGCGGTTATTGATGGCGTCTAGTTGGTTGCTTTTACTCTCGCTGTAATGCGAAGCTGCGGAGGCCGTATCGCATCTCATGTTGCCAGGCTGATCAATTCAGGGGTTTTGCAATGCGAATTGTTGATATCAGAGAAAGGTCGATTGATCTCAGCCGTTTTGCGGATTGTAGCATTCATCAGTCGCGGCTAACGACGAGTATTGTCGCTATCGTGACTGATGTTTTGCGTAACGGGATCCCTATTGTCGGATATGGCTTCGGTTCTGTGGGTCGCTTCGCCCAGTCAGGATTGATCAGAGAACGGTTTGCTCCTCGCCTGCTTGCAGCCGATACTGATCAATTATCCAACTCTTCAAACGATAATATCGATCCGTTTCGCGCTTGGAAGCTAATGATGACTGATGAAAAGGTAGGTGGCCATGGTGAACGCTGCGTTGCGGTCGGAGCCCTAGACATGGCAATCTGGGATGCCGCAGCAAAAATCGAAGACGTCCCACTATTCAGCTTTCTCGCCAAAACTTTGGGCACTAATTCAATGCCCGGGACTCAAATTAACTGTTACGCTGCCGGCGGATATCCTTACCCCGTCGAAGACCATTCTTCGCTGCGCACCGAAATTCGGCTCATTGTTGATCGAGGCTTTACGCATGCGAAAATCAAGATCGGTAAAGGGGAAATATCGGAAGACTTACGACGGATCGATATAGCTGCGAAAGAATTGCCAAATGGCCATTCTAGTTTGGCTGTGGACGCAATGAACGCCTACGGCCATGAAAGTGCAATACACGCCGCTACCGCGATCTCGGTAAAAGAACTGTGGTGGTTCGAAGATATCTGCGATCCGTTGGATTTCGTTACTCAGTCTGACATTGCCGAAATTTACGCGCCGCCGCTTGCTGCCGGCGAAGCAATATTTTCTCTCTCCGAGGCCAGGTTGTTGGCCCGCCACGGTGGTTTAAGACCCGATCACGACATTTTGGTATTTGATCCAGTTCATTGTTACGGCTTGCCTGTCTACCTCCAAATTGTTGACGATTACGTCAAACAAGGATGGTCGAAAAAGTCATTCTGGCCACATGGCGGCCATCAGTTTTGTCAGCACGTAGTGGCTGCGCTAGGCCTTGGAGGCGCGGAGGTGAACCTCACCAGCTTCCAGCCGCTTTGTGGGCTTGCGGACGATACGGTTGTGGCAGATGGAAGGATCAGTATGTCTGACCGCCCTGGCATCGGTTTTGAGCATCGCAACGCAGTGAGCCAATTGTTTCATAGCTTGCTGGAAACGGGGTAAGTACTCGTCCGTGGCGGTGGCCCTGGCGACTGAAAGTGCCATCCTTATCTGCGTCGTCCAGTCAGCGCATCCTCGCCTTCCTGCTTGTGGGCCCGACAAAACCAGAGTTGGCCATGTGTCGTCTTGTAGCCGAACGATCCCCATTCGGTGCATCCCTTTGAATCGCAGAGGTGCACAAACAGGCTGCCAGCCTTTGCTGCATGTGTGTTGTCGTTCTTGTATCCGCTCATTTATCACCGTGGCATCTTCGTAATTCCAAACTGTGCATCGCCCTTGGCTGTGCATGCCTTGCATCTCAGGCGTCCATGTAGGTCGATGAAGAAGGTATGTGTGCCGAACTTTCTAAGAAGGATCATCCGATCCACCGACCCGATATGTCCGCAGCGACAGCAATAACCATATAGTTCGTACCACTGGACCAGATCCATGATCCGTGTCGATGCTGGCATTTCTTGCAGAAAAGGAGGTCGTATTTTCATCGATCAAAGTACGTCTCCCACGGCTTGGATTTCTTGTCCGTCGGGTCGTAGGGCACACCGCCGTATAGCCGAATGAATCCCCCCTGGCCTTCCTGCGTCGCGAATTTCACGATCGAGAAGTAATGACCGTCGTGATATCGATAGTCATGCAAGGGGTAGGCGCCCAGCCGACGTTCTTCCGCAATTACGTCCGAAAGCGCTCGACGTAGCGCATCCGTCAAATACAAAACGACCTGAAAAGGGTATTCCTTATTGATGAGAGTCTTCGGGGGCTCACCGCGTGATCTCCCGCTCATTTCACAAACACCGTCGGCTTCCAGCCTCGGGTATAGCCATGGCTGACAGCCATGCTGGCTATAGCGACCTCTTTGACGAGAAAATCCCGATCTTTGAGAAGCGCCTCTATCGCGGCTCGCGCATCGCCCTTGTGGTAGGCGAGAACCAATTCAATTTCGTCGTCGTATTCATTTTCCTGCGCAACCGCACTCATTGTTCTGCTCCGTTGAAGCAGACACACACGCCACCTAACGTGTCTGGATTACATCAGCGCCGCTCGCCGATGTTCCTAAAATGTTCTTGTTTGAGAGGAGAGTCAATCGCGAACTCAGCGCTGTGGAAACTTATGGGATCACCTGTGGATTTCCTGTGCGCTCTGAAAGCGGAAGATCTCAATGTTCGTGAAGGCTGTTTAGCAGAAAAGCGGGGCTTAGACTCCGCTTTTTTATTGCTGCGACCAATCTGGTGTGATGCCGTTTTTGCCCATAATTCCGTAAGTCCCCCCGGTGTTAATGAACCAAACGCTGAAAATTGCGCACAGGACTAGGAATACGGTAGCTGAGATGGTGATACGCGCTTTGCGAGTTCTGCGCCTCAATAGGAGATAAACGCCGGCGCCAACAATAGCAGATGAAACATAGGCGGCGATCATATTCGACCTCTGTCGGGAAAAATGCGGAGGCCGAGCAATACCACGCAAAGTCTTCAATATGCGTTGTGTACCCGGGTCGCTGCTGTGTTCTATATTAAGAACTGTGGAACTGATAGAAACAACAAAGCTACAAATGCTGCTGCACTCACAATTGCTACCAGCAATATAAAGCCGAGTATGGGCAAGCGATCCAGCCAATTACGATCACGCTCTTTGAGAAGTTCGGTCTTAATCCGCGCCTCCTCATCAAACTGGTATCTTCTGGCACCACGCCAATTTGCCTGAAAATCTTCCCGCTCCATTCGGGCGAGTTTGTATCAAGCAGTTTAATTTCTGGTTGAAATCTCGCCTCTTCAGAGCGTTATCCGTGCAGGAGGGAACGTGCGAAACGGCTACTGTTATTTTTCAGTTGCCGAATGATTGTGGCCGCACCTAGAGCAAACCTTGTTGGGCCATGGATGGTAAATATACAGTCCAAAAATGCTTTCGCTTCTGAAAAGTGAAAATGAGCATTTGGGGCATACAAAGAAGAACATGAACAAGATCGCCCCAAGGGCCAATACAACTGATCCGATCGCGGTACCGCTCGCCCCAATCGCATCACCAACGCCCTTCGTCCAGTCTGGCGAGGTGAGTACGAGAACAGATACTATAATCAGAAATATCCAGGCTTTTTTGTAGAGTGTCAT